GAGCAGCACCCAAACGACCTTGCCGCCATACAGCGAGCCCGCCGCCTTGTAGTGCGCACCGAAACCGCCGACGAGTTCGTCAGCCCACTTGAACGCATCCTCATTCGTGACGCTGCGGTAGACGTTGCCGACAACGCCGAGAACGCGATTGTCGCGCGAACGAACATGCGCGAACCTGTCGGGAACTTCGAGCCGTGAACCATCAGCAGCGATGGTAAACAGCGGCAGCTTGACGAGTTCCCATCCGCCAAGTCCCGACCACTCCAACGCTTGCTCAGCGTTGGCGGGCTCATCCACGACGTTCATTCCGCCGTGCCAAGCCTGCTCCCGTGCCCATCCGCTTTCGAACATTGCAGGCATATGTGTTACCTCCGTCGAATGTAGGCGACGCCCTAACCGCTTCGATGAGCGGACGCGGCGCTGACGTAGCGCCGCCGCACGATTGCCTATCGTAGTGCGTTGAGTTGCGCGTCGAGCCGCGCGTACGCTGCGGCCTCGCGGATCGTTGGTCCCCATATCTCTGTCGAAACCTTCCGCAACGCGAAGTCCGTGACCTCAACCTCCTCGCGAAGATCGGCGATCTTTTGCTGCGGCACGTTCGGGTTCGGCGCACTAACGAATGCCTCGAAGCCTTGTGCCTCATGCAGCACACCTTGTTCGTGCTGCCAGATGATCGCGCATGCTTCGTTCCAACCATCGTCAGCGATGCGGTCGCAAACCTGAGAGAGACTTTCTCCACAGGCACACCGCACATAGACGATGTATTTTCGATCGTGGCAGTCGGCGAAGCCAGTAGCGTGAAGCTCGACGTACCACGACTTGATACCATGGCTGATTGGTGGACGCTGGGCAGTGTCGTATTGGGACATGATGTGCCTCCTTTAGATGTCTTTAGATGTCTCGGACTTGGGACCGAGTGTGTGTATTACGCGGCACGCGTTGTGCCGCGCCCTCTACTCGCCTGATCGTGGATCAGGCTTACTCTTCGTTGGTAATGCCGTAGGGGTCTTGTGTGTTAGCGCAGTCGCATTGATCGTTCCAGCGCGGTTCGCGCTGTAGTTCACGCTCCAGCGTGTCATCGCGAGCCGCGTTGTACCCGAGCGCGTACGCATATGCAGCGAGTTCATCGCATACATATTCGATGCCAGCGAGCTTCTCGCCAGCGGGTGACTGTTGCGACGCTTCGTACGCGGCCCGTGCGCATTCGCGAAGGTGGTTGCGAAGTTCGTTGCGAATCTCAGTCGGGTCCATCTAGTAGCCACGCTCTTCGTTGTAGTCGTCTTCGCGAGCGTAGTACGCGCGCTCCTCAGCATCGGGCGCATCGCAGAAGTCGATCGCGTGGTTGCCGTGGCAGTTCGGGCAGTCGAGAATCTCCTGCCAGCGCCCATCGTCGCTGTGGAAGTACGGGTCGCAGTAGCGATGCGCTGCCTGATACGCGATATCGGCGAACACCGCGTCGAGATCGTCCTGCAGCGCTGCGACGTACCCAGCCTTGTAAGCAGGATCGGTAGCGGCGTCTTCGATGATCGCCTCGCGAACAGTTCTGCCGAATGGCGAAACACTGAGCCCGTCAGCCCAGCCGTCGAGGAGGATATTGTCTAGCGCGGCTTCGAAGTCGTCTTCGCACGCGTTGCAGTAGCCAGCGCTAGCGCGGAAGCGGATTGCTCCGCAGGGTGGGTCGCTCTTGCCATCGAGCGCAGCGATGATGTGCGAATCGCAGCGCGTGGTCAGCGTGAACGACGGGACGTCAGCCGTTGGTTCGCAACGGATGTCAACGGTCTTGGCGAAGATGCCGCGAGGATTGCGCGCCCGCCATGTGCGGAAGCGCTCGATCAGAGTGTCAGCCATGTGTATCTCCTAATAAAGTGAGCGGACTTGGGACCGCTCGTGTGACTTACGCGTCGCTGATATAAGCGACGCGCCCTCGTCAGGGTCGGTGTAAGTTTTTACCAGATGACGTGGACGTTGAACGAGATATCGCGACCGAACCGCAGACGGAGGTACGACTTCAACTCGTTGAGAGTGTAGCCGCTGTTGGCGACCTTGAAGCCGAACTCGTCAGTGGCCGTCCACTGCGCCTTGCGACAGTTGCCGATACGATCGAATCCGTATCGACGCAACCAAAACGTCGTGCCGTGACGTGCGCGCAGCGCCTCGCGCTGCAGAGTGGTGACTGCCATGTTAGTTCTCCTCGTGATCCAACCAGTTGATGATGGCGACGTAAGCGTTACCGCAGATGTCGCCAAGCCAACGTCCGAAGGTACGGTGCCGATAGTGCTCGATGATCCATCCGCTACCGTGGCACCAGTCGCAAGGATAGCCGAGTTGAGAGTGGCCTACGCCCTTGCAGACCCAGCATCGTGTTTTGCGGTACGTCATCGCTGGCTACACCAGGGACGACGGTATGCCGCGATACCATGATCCGCGCCGCACTCGGCGCAGAGAGGGTTACCGTCTTCATCGCGCTCAGGGTAGCTGACAAAGTGATTGAGTGCCCACGCGTCAGGGGACGCGTCGCACTCAGGAACGCTCGACGTTGCGAGCGTGTAACCGTCGCGCGGGACCAGCGAAGTCTGACCTAGCGCGTTGACGTAGATGCCTTTGCCAGCCGCAGCGGCTAGCGCCTTAGTAGTCTTGTACATCATGTACTCCATTCCTATAGTCTAGCGATCCCGCCCCCGAGTGGGGGCGGGAGTTGTGCTTGCGAGCGCCGTCCCGCAGGACGTGTAGCTGGGCTTGCAACCAGCATGCCGCATTCCAACGACCCGAAGGTCGTTGTGCTCTGCGAGCTAGAGAGGATCGCCGTTCAACTGAGCGCGTTCCTGCGAAGAGAGGACGCGCCGCGCGTAACGCTTGATCTCTTCGACGTATGTGTCGCCGTACTCGCCATCGGGGCAATACGGCGAAGTGACGAAGCAGAACCACCGAACGTAGGGCGCATCGTCATTCGCGCTGTACTTCTTGAGTACGTGCCAATGCCAGCCTGTACCATCGCTCCACGTCTCGTACGGGTCAGTGATCGGTCGCGTCTTGCCACAAAGGTTCTTAGCCATGTCGATCTCCTGTGATGCTCAGACTTGGGACTGAGCCGTGACTTACAGCGGCTGAAGCCGCTGCCCTCGTCTAGACGAGGATGTCGAAGACCTTCTTCGCCAAGCTCAGAGCGTCAAGCACGCGGTTGAAGTTGTCAGACGCGTTGCGATCGACTTCGGACGGGTAGTCGGTGTCGTCGCTGATGTCGAGGTTGTTCAGCAAGTCGAACTCGTGAACGACCTCTTCGCTGATCCGATCAGCGATCTCGTTCGCAAGGTCCGCTGCCTCAAAGATGGTGTACTCGCGCATTGTCGCGCCTCCTAATAAGGCGGTAGCTTGGCGGCGCAGCTAACTCGGAACTGTCCATGACTTTCGTCTTGATCCTGCGCTCTTACCTGTTGATTGACCAAGCCTTTGATATCGCTGGCTAGCGCCAGCTAGACATACCGCCAGAGAGATGCATGGGCCGAGCGCTAACCGTTGGGAGCCCTGTGGAGGTCACTCAGCGCGACTGCTGAACGTGCCCCGCTGACCGAAGGTTCAGCGGCTTACTGCGGGCACCCATGCACCTGTCTGGCGGGAGTGCGCTGCTGAAGCGAATATACTTCGGAGTACCCTCGCGATGAGGGGTGCCGATCCCAGCGTGGCGCGCTCTTGCCAGGTCGAAGGGAAGCGACGAGGGCGGCTCTGTTTCCGTTACTATCTGGCGGGAGTGCGCTGCTGAAGCGAATATACTTCGGAGTACCCTCGCGATGAGGGGTGCCGATCCCAGCGTGGCGCGCTCTTGCCAGGTCGAAGAGGTCGTTGCTTCCCGAGATGTTCGGCGGATGGACTTAGCGTGACATTCTCTTGCGAGGGCGACGTCTCGGTACGCATCCGCCTTACTAACGAAATCCGCAGTTGCCTGCGGTTTGTCGGGCTCAGACCCCTCTCCGTCGTACTAGCGGCGTTAGCCGCGTCGCGCGGAGGGGACTGTCCTCTGTGATCATTCCTGGGTGAGGGCTCCTCGGGCTCCGAACTCCGCTCCCCCGAAGGGCCTCCCCCTCGCTGGGGGACATCTGAAGGATACCCCCCCCTAGGAGCCGCGTGCCGCACGAAGTTGTGGAAACTTTGTAACGAAACTATACGATCTCTTCCAGCTTGAGATGCAAGAAACCTTGGCGGTTCCTGCGTTATGGTGGCAATCTGCTGGCAACGCACTGGCAACCGTCGAGATTGGGATGAGCGGTCCTCTGCGACGTGGCCAGCGTGACGTCCCAGGGGGTCCAGGAGACGCGAATCGCTCGACCCCTACCAGGAGGGCCTTCGGCACCGCAAACGGCCTAGCGGAGCCTAATGCGGCCCGTAGTCCAAGAGGAGGGCGGAAACCGCAGGTACTCGATCTGCTCAGGAGAGAGGTTATTGCGGCGTTCTGCCCATCCGAGCCGCGTATTGCAAGCTGAGCAGAGCCATCCGCGCGCCGTACCCGTTACGTGATCGTGGTCAACGCCGCAAACGTCGATACTCTCGCATATCGCACACTTACCGCCTTGAATGCGCAGCAATTTAGCGCGATAGGCGTCACCTTCGATTGTAGACGTAGGATCGCATCCAGGATAAACGATAGGATGTCTAAAACGCGCCATAAAAGACAGTTTACACCGCAAAAGGGTGGTACAGCAGTGTGGCAGCCAACTTGCCACCAAAACGGCGATACACCCCCTAAAGTCCCGCCATGCCTGCTGCCGCAGGCAGCGAGGCGGATGGTGCCCCGAGGCCCTCGAACCGTCAAGAAAAGGCCCTTTACCGTCCCAAAAGGGCCTCTAGCCGTCGATTTATGGCCTTTAGCCGTTGCGACGATAAAACGGGGCGCTGAATACGCGCGCTGAGGGTATCGTATGCAAGATTAGGGGAAAAACTTGAATAACTCGGAGGGCTATTCAAGCTTCGTTCATTGTGGGAGGTTGTTCACTCACAGGGGGGCGCTACAGGTGTGACCCCCACGCCCGAGCGCGCGTAGCGCAAAATTTCCACGCCCGCGCGCGCGTATGACTGCCTCGTTTGCTGCCCCCCTCTCGCGACGCCAAAGTGGGGTTCTCGCGACCAAACCGTTACAACTTTGGTGCAATACTGTGACATTCGTTACAACAAAGACATTTACACATGCATTTATCACATAAAACATACTATGTGCTAACTCGGCCCTATAGATTGTAGCAGTCTAGCGACAGCTTGACACTCTCGATACAACCCCATCTGTAGTGCCCCCCCCCTGTTACACAATAGTTGCCACAACGTCTAGCAGATCGTTACATATACTACATACTGTATCTCACTGTTGTCGCATAACACTACTATGTGTATCTATACTACTATGTGTATCAAGACACTTGTATATGTCTTCTCTGTAACGTTTGTCGCAATGTTATGCCTGTTGTAGCAAGGTTGTAACAATGTTGTAGCAAGGCTGTTACACGCGCGTGCGCCTGCGATTTTCGCCGCCGAGCGAACGAAGTGAGCGACACATAAATCTTTCTGTACGTACTACATACACTACTGCTGCAGGATACTATGCCCTCCAAGTATACTTGGCGTATCCTAGAACCCCGTCTAGGCCCTCCCTATAGCGTCTCTATAGGTGTGTGACCTGTACGTCGCTATAGCGTCTCTATAGAGCGCTATAGAGGATACTCCATAGTGCCCCGACTTGTCTAGGCGCCTATCGTTATGCGATCCATTTCCAGCTTTTCCTGGAAACGAGTTTTGCCGACTTCATCTTTTCGGGGCCGTTTTCTCGCAAGCGCATCGCAATCTACGGATACGGCTCGAAAACTTCGTCGCCATCTCGAAGTTGATAGCCGCTAGCAACGATCCAGCGACGCATCGTGTTCCTGCTCCTGGCGTACAACAGAGCTAGTTCTGCGATACTCGCGCCAACAGAATACTTCGCTGCACACGATACTTGCATCATTTGCACCGCATGTGGCGGCCAATCCTTTGTTTGCCGACCTTGAGCGATCCAATCCATGAATCCGTTGTATACGTCCAGCCAAGCTCGCCACAACCAAAACGCTTGCAACCGATTTTGCGCTGCTTCGATATACGCCTCTGAGACTTTACCGTCCTGCAGCCATACCTTAGTTTCGCGCTCGACTGACTTTTCGTAAGCTGTAGTGACCTTGATGAACTCAGCCGACCACGCAGCACGATCGATATCCTGGACGTGCGAAACGCCCCACATATCGACAACGACCTCGTCAACCATACCTCTTAGTATAAGGAACTCATGAGATAATGGCTTTATGGCGACGCCGATCTACCACGCACCGCAAGACACACTGACGCCAACTCCAGCATCCCCAGACGACATCAACCAATTCTTAGGCGAGCATGCCGCGCCGATGATTTACGATGGAGCCCTAATCGGAGGAACGCGACCTCTGACGTATGGAACGCAAGCCTCACTGCTCACCACAGGCATTTCGCAAGTTATTCCTTTGCCACTAACGATAACGAGTGGAGACGCCGCAGGAACGTATCCATTCTTGGACATACCGATCGTACTCAACGGCACCGAGCTAGATCGCCTCGATGTTGCATACGATGGATTCATTGGTCAAGCGCCTTACCTACAATTCGATCTCTACGCAGATTCAGCAGGACAACCGACAGGATCATCACTCGGCACGATCGTCATGCCTCCCGATACGTTTCGTCAACCAAGCGCACTACCAGCCGCCGCAGGATCGCCAGCGTGTCGAGCTATTCCCGTCCTCCTAGGATCGACATCAATCGGAACGACATTACCTAATATCCGTTCTCCTGGGATGGCAACAGACGGTTTGAGTTTCGTACTTCTAATGGGAGGCATCAGCCAGGCCAACATGGCACAAACCAGTTGTTTCGTTGGCGTATTGAACGATAGCAATCCAAGCGGAGTATCTGTTTTTACACAAACTTCCGATCTCACTCAAGCAACCATCTTCCCGTCGTCATGTGCCGTAACGGATTCTAGTGGTACCTACGTCGTCATGGCTGGAGGCGCTAAGGATGTTTACGGTCCCGACTACTACGATAACGTCTTTAGCGCGGTGGTATCACCTACAGGTCTAACTTCATGGATCGCACAACCATCATTACCACAACCAGCATATCTAGGATTACTGGTTTACAGGAATGGCTACCTATATTACATTGGCGGATACACGGCAACCACTGACACATGTTCACTCTTAGAAGTAGCAACCGCAAACGTATACTATGCGACATTCACGAACGGAACAATTGGAGCATGGACACAAACTGATTCACTGCCAACGAACGACGACGGTATCACAGTAGGTGGAGTGACCTCGACAGGAGATATCGTTGCAGGCGTGAATAACGAGACAGTTACTGAATCAATGTGGTACACCCCGCGAATCAACGCCGCTACAGGAGCTATCGATGAATGGCTGCCAATCGGGACAACATCAACGCCAGTCGTCATCTTCGGTCAATGTGTCGCTGGGAACACTATCGCTATTCAGAATGTCCTCACTGAGCCGAACGTCATGCTGATCGATTCACCGCAAGATTACGCGCCATTCGTTACCTCTACAATGCCTCCATATCTAGCTAGTGCAACTTGTTGTGCTACAGCAAACGGACTGTTTACCTTTAGCGCCAACGCCGTCATGACTGCCACAGTCGCAACGCCCCTCAACCTGACCACGTACACACAGATCATCAATGAACCACTACTCTCTGTGCCGTTGAGCGTTTCGGGCCTCACGAGTGGCGATACGTATCACGTAGTTATCACTGCTCCAGTTCCCTCCCTATTACCAATGCTGATCTCAGTGCCGTTGTTCCTCTTTGGAGCTACTGCAGACGGGCTCGCTGCAGCATTTGGTGAAACTATTACTGGTCCCTGGTTTCAGCCACAATCCTCGCCACCTTGCACCATCGACATCCAAGCGTATACAAACGGCACCCCTCCACAAGGTCGTGTACGCGCGATCCTCGAAGACGTCTCAGAAGCTAATGAAGCACTACGGTATACGCTCATCGACTACCTCGGCAACGGTCAACTCACACAGATACTCGAAGTCACTCAGGGCACAGTGCGCCTCATGGCTCAACAGCGCGTTTTGCAGTATAACCCCGACCTCACGCTCGATAAGGTAACGTAAGGTATATGGCTACTCCAACATGGGACGCGCCAGGAACGGGCTCTGGAGCCGTTGCTGGGCATATCACGCAGTTCTTAGGAACGCACGCTGTCGCGTTCACCTATACGTCTGGAATGCTCACTCTGATCTCAGAGGATGCAGGCGCCCGTACCACGACATTCACATACAACTCGGATGGCACGCCGAGCACCATAGCTGACGCCACTGGCTCCTTCACAGGCACGACACGCACGTTCAACTATGCATCTGGCGTCCTGACTTCTCTCACCTAACTAGCTGGTATCATAGAACTATGGCTGACGCGTTGACGCTTTTCAATATGGCTATGCTCCACAATCCTTGGTATGGCAGAATGTATCTGAATGGCGCTATGGATGCAGCGATGGGGACCAACATACTGCCCTTCGACGAAGTGGACTACGACCCAAGTAGTTCATGTACTACGGGGGCAGCCGCAGGCGTAACCACCCCCACAAATGGCATGTATTGGGTGACCATAAGTGTCGGATGGGATATAAGCTCTGCAGTCGAATGGTACCAAGCCATCATCGAACAGAATGCCAATATAGTGCGTGTCGCTGGCGTTGGACAGACTACGGATGGTGTTGCAACGTACCCCGTCACTCAAACTAGCGGGATGATCAAGTGTACCGCTGGCGATCTGATCCAAGGCTTTACGAATAGCTCTTTTGCAGGCGGCGCAGTATTGTTTCCTGGGAGCGCCTACACCTTCCTCGAATGGATGTGGATGCGGCCCGTCTAACGATTCACGCTTCTATCGACTTCGAAGCCATCGCGATGGATACTCCGTTGAGCGTCCCAGCCCTCGGGATATCTGCGCTGTAACTTGAGGTTATTCTCACGCGCTACATCTTCGAGCGTCACACCGAGTTCACGCGCAGCTAGCGCACAATACCAAAGGACATCCCCGACCTCCTCGATCAGATGCGCGTAGTCGAGTTGATGGCCGTGGTACCTAAACTTTTTGATTGCATCCGCGAACTCCCCGCTCTCACCAGCGAGCCCTAGCGCAGCGCACACGAGGTCACTTTGTCCAGCCGTACGCATCGCATCATCTTGGTACTCGTTGAGAGTGTAGACTGTATTGTGACAGTCGTGTTCCATCGCTACTGAGGCAGCGGCGGAAGCTGACTGAGCGCTGCAGCAGGCACGCTTAGAATCGATGTACCACCAGCGAGCGTCTTCAGTCCGTCAGCGACCTGCAATGCTAGCTCTTGAGGAAGAAAGCTAAAGTGGACCCCGTTGATCATTCTGATTTGAACGAGCACCCCGCCACCACCGAGGGGCGCCAAGTTCCAGTTCTCAGGAGCAGGCTGCGGCTGGATCGCGTTAGGCTGCGGCTGTGGCTCTGCAGGCACAGGCTGCTCATCCCACGAGGGCTCAGGAACGTTTCCTTCGGCTCTACGCTTCGGCATCATCATCCTCTAACAGTACAACATCATCGATCTCGTAACCGAACGAATCCCAATCGCGCTCTTGCGGGCGTACGCGAGTATCCCATGCTGCACACTCATCCTCGGCTTCGATCTCAATAAAAGCCTCCTGATGACGTGCAAACTTGACGCGATACTTAGGCATCAGTATCAGCTACATGCAAGGTGCGGGCGCGGGTTCCTGGGCGGCCATCAGTAGAGCTTCTCAGACCAGTAAGCACGAAGTGCTACGGGTGACTTCTTCGTCATCGTGTTCCCAGCGACAGTGACTGCAAGATCGTCGATGGCGTAGCTACTCTGTATGAAGCTGACCTGATCTAGAAACGCTCGTAGTTCGTCGAGAGTTTCACAGTCACGCTCGATCTCGATATACGTCTTACTCACCACGGGCCTCCTTCGGCGCTATCTTGCATGTAGGTAAACGCTGTCTCTAGCTCAGTCATGCGCTCTCCGATCTTACGCGTGACTTCATCGAAGAGATGGGTTACTCGCGTCAGAGAATCGCGCAGCAATTCGATCTCCGTCTTCTGTAGACGAAGCTCCTCAGCAACATGTCGTGTGCGACGTTGAGCATCAGCAGCATCGTCCATCGCGCGGGTTAGTTCGTCGAATTTCATGGTACAAACGTTGGCTTGCGCTTTACTGCTTTCGCTTCGAGAGCTTCTACGCGACTGATGAGCTTTTGCAATACAACGAGCGCGTTGTCGAATGAGCCGAAGAATTCCTTAGCAACGCGAACCTCGGCTGGATTGACTTGCGCACGCTTCTCAGCTTGCTCAGCATCCTCGATCTCCTTGTCGATTCGCTTCCTACGCTCACGTTCGAGTTCGCGTTGTTCTGCAGCACTCATTAGGGATCACAAGCCTCCATATGGCCTTGGCAGTCACAAGCAGGATCAGGAGGAAGGAGTTGCCCAGCGCGAGCCTCCAACACTTCGAGCCTATGCGATAGCAATAGGTTGATCTCTACTTGCTGATTCAGGACGTTCACGAACTGCGGCAGGATATCCGTTACTAGCTTCGTAAGCCGACGCGCGTTATGGTTGAACATCAGAAAGTTACCACGCCATGACACGGAGCCTTAGACGACGAACGCTTGAGACCCACAGAAGTCAGAACCTCGAAAAGAGAATCTGGGCTATCTGTGAAGAATCCGCGAGGCCCGCTCGGGGGACCACCTATGCAGTATGTCAGCTCGAGCAACGCTTGCGCCTCATCCCTAGACAGTGTAAGGACGTACTCAGGGGGCGGATCAGGTACAACGGGACGAACGATTACAGAAGCCATTTCATTACCATAGGAACACGATCGCCAGGACGCTAAGGACAACATGCTGCGCAGGCGTAGCCGCTAGTCCTTCGATCGCCCAGATCAACGAGAGGATGCGCACTGCGATCACCACAAGCCACAGTAGGCAACATCCTCCCGAGACACTGCCTACTGCAGCCTTTCCTGGTGCGCTACGCATCGCTCCTCCTTACAAGCCAGCGAGGATGACGAGGTCTTTCAGAACAGACTGCTTTTCCTCGTTGTAAACTTCATGCTTGGCAACCGTTGCACGAACGCGGAACCGATCGCCCTTGGTCGGAGTGATCGAGAGCCCACCTGGACCCTTGAACGTCCTGCCACCCCAAGTATTGATGGCGTTACGTCCTTCGTCTCCGAGCAGGTACTTGTACCGCTCACCGCCGTATTGCGATTCAAACGGTCCCGTGATGTGGTTCACGCGAACATCAAGCTCGACCTCGCTGCCAACGTCGCCTACGAACACTGAGTTCCTGCGAAGCTCGTCTCTATCGACGGGTGGCCTCTGCTCTTGCGTGACCCCGCCGCGCGGGTTCGGCCTAGTTGTCGTACCTGGTGTAACTGCCATGCTGTGTATCTCCATGCCTCCTGTGAATTCAGGAGCCTATACCTATACGTTATCAAACGATAAGGGTGCTACAGAGATTTTACTCTCCGCGTAGGTATAGAATCGCGTTGACCAAGACTTGTGTCCCATGCGGCTCACCATAGCAAGAACAGGGGGTGCTACTAAAGAATAAACTGTTTCCAGTCACACTGGTTACCAAGCCAAGAGAGTGTCGAGGCATGAATGCGATACTCTCCGTTGATTCCCCACTGCGGGGACCATGAGTTTCGCACGCGAATCACGACCTTTTGCAAATTAGCGTCATACGCTGTTTCCATAGCGACAAAGGTAGTCTCGTGGCCTCCCGCTACACCCGAATCGAGCGCATCATCGAGAGCAGCTTGCGAGCCATCACCATCGACATAACCCTGCGCGTTAGGCTTCATCCACATATTGAACCACGGCGACCCCATGATGACTGTGCCATCTTGCAGGAGATGTAACGCTGATTGGACGTTCGCTGCAGATGCATATGACTTGATAAGATGAGCCTGCTGTAGCGTCTGACACATTGCGAGACCGCTCGAACCACAATCCACGGGCGGCCACTCAGTCGAGGTATCACCTGTTGCATCCGTTGCGATGTGATACAGCCGAATCGCGAACTCCTCATCAGTGATCGCAGAGATCGCGTTGAGTGAACCGAACGTCGAAGCCGTAAGAATCCACGGCGACCCTCTGCCAGCCTTAGCCGCGAGACGTTCACCGAGTGAGCATGCGCTAGCGTTCGCTGTGCATGACCCGAGCGCGTCAACGCTCGCTGCGCCAACAACGATCTTAGACGTATCGATCCCTTGAGTAGTCAAATCCTCTTGGTCGAGAACTGGTACAGGAGATTCATGGTTGACGGGCTGCATCGGCTCGCCGCGCCATAGATGCAAGAGGTCGAAGCGCAGCGTCTCTGCTACTGCGACACGTCCGAATTTCGTGCTGCTGGTGGAGAGATAGCTCATACTACTATCTTAGCTCACGTACGCGAGCATAAGCGTCTGCGCGAGGGTTATCGAGCGCTTTGCTCACGAACGCGATCACGTGAAATGTGGCGGGACGGACGTTTGTTAGGGGTAGCTTCCACTTCTACCTCATCGCCCGCCCCGATATGAAAGCTAATCTCCTATGTGCGATTCCGCAGGATCGCGATACTCAGGGTGCTCGCGGAACCATACTGCGTTGGCAATTACGCCGACTTTCTGTCGGGGTTCGCGATGCTTGCGTGCGATACGCTTCTGCCGTACGGCTTCTTGTTTCTGCAGCGCCTTGCTGATCTCGTGCGTCCATGCCTTGACGAACGCGCGGCGTTGCTTACGGTTCAGCTTCATATCATGCGACCTTCAGCTACAGCTTGAGCTACAGCGGCATCTGTTGCCACACCATAGGGCGCTCGACGTTCAAGGGTCGCCAAGAACACGTTACGTCGAGCCATCCATCCAGGCGAGATGAAGTCGTGGTTATACTTCTCAACGTCTACGAGCAACGCGACAGCTTCGTCGCGCTGGCGCAGGGCCTCGGCCCACTTCTGAGCGGTGGCGGGTGCGCTGGCGAATATCGCGATCCACACTCGGTCCACATCAGCATAATCGTAGACCGCATCCCACACGACGTCGAAGTCCTCAGGAGTAGTGGTGTTGCTAAGACTTGAGATGACCAAGTGAAACTCGAATGATGAGTGGCGATACCACGCTGACACCTTGATCCTCGCAACGATCGCATCGCGCTTCTGTTCGAACGTCAGGTCTTCGTTATGGAAGACGTCTAAGAGATCGATTCGCTCTAGCCAGATTGCCATGACGAGAGCATATCACCGCTTAGGGTGCTACCGATGTGGCACCCCTGCAGTCTGCTAAGCTTAGCGTATGAGAGAAGCTAAGAAAACGTGGAGAGTACTATAGCGTCGCTCAAGAGACGCTGCGTATGAATAATACTATAGCGCGCTTTGCGCTCTAAAGAGCCTCTATAGGTACGTTTCCTATGTATCTGTCTCGTATGCCAGCATGCTGCAGGCATGTAGCACCGTTGCTCCTGATACGATGCTGACATGGCTGAAGTAGTCGCAGAGACCGCGTACGAGTTGCGAACTCCTGACGGCGTGCTCGTCGCGACGAAGCATCGTCGAGACTTCGCGGACCACACTAAGTCATTCTTCTACACGCGTAGCACAGGGGAGCTAGGCTTGAACTCCACCGCTCCTGCGAATCTGCCCATGTACCGCAGCGAACAAGTCGCTGTAGAGGATTGGGTTGTGATCGCGGAGGGAGAGAAGGCTGCGCAAGCTCTTGCTGATCGCAACTACCCTGCACTCGGCACAGCAGGCAGCGGCTCGACGCCGAGTATCGAAGCTCTGACGTTCCTACGTGGTAAGCAGTGTGTGCTGTGGCCCGATGCTGATGCAGTAGGCGCGAAGCACATGCAGCGTCTTGCTGATCGCTTGCACCAGCTTGGCATCTCTGTAGCTATCGTACGCGTTGATGATCTGCCTGATAAAGCTGATGCGGCAGATGTCGAAGCCGCTGCGCTGGAATCCTACATCAAAGGCGCAGAAGACTACGAGCAGAATGTGACTGCGACGACAGATCGCCCGCATGTATGGACTGTCTCTGACATGCAGAAGCAATACGAGCGTCGTGCAGCCGATCAGTGGGAGACTGTCACTGCAGGCCGCGCACTACGCATGTCGTGGGGCTTCGAGCGTCTCGACGAGATCACTGAAGGCATACCGCAAGGTATCGTCACGATCCACGGATCGCCTGGTGTGGGCAAGACATCGTTCGCTCTGACAGTAGCTGCGCAGTGTCACGCTCCCGCACTGTACCTAACGACAGAGATGACACCGCTGGAGTTGTGGCGGCGTCTCGTTGCGCAGACGACTTCGACGCCAATGCGTGAACTCTTGCGCGCGACACTGACTGAAGACGAAGAGGCGAAGCTGAACGTACGCACTGTAGAGCGCTGTGGCATGGTCAACTTCGTTGACGCGTCCGTGCAGCACGTTGGAGTGCCGTTTCTTGAGGATCAGATGCGCTCGCTGCGCACTGCTGCAGCGTCGCGTCATGCACTGCTCGTGCTCGACAGCCTTTCGACTTGGGTAGACGGTATGAGGATGGACACGGAGGTTTCGGAATACAACGCGATCTCTGAAGGCGTTACGAAACTGCGTGACCTGGCGAACGAACTACAGATTTCCGTCATCTTGATCGCAGAACGAAATCGCGCCAGCATGAAAGACGGCGGATTGAGTAGCGTCGCTGGAAGCAGGCGTGTGGAATATGGCAGCGATCTAGTCATTGCGCTTGACGTCAATGCTGACGCAAGCGATCCGCATGGCGTCTCAAAGGCTATCGACCTCAGGATACTCAAGAACCGCAACGGCTATACGAGTTCGCTAACCTACAACTTCGTGGGCAGTCTGATGCAGTGGGCGGAAAACTAATGATACTGACTAGCGAAACCATCCCACCAAAGTGCTGCGATACGCCGCACGCTGGCATGACGTGTGCTGACGGCTTGACGCAATGCTGCTTGTGCTACAAGCGCTTCGCGTTAGCCGATCTTTACGTCGGCGCAGACGGCTGGACGTGGGACTACTGCAAAGTGTGCGCTGAAAGAGAGAGTATCAAGCTATGACTACGCACCGTCGTGCTGCTCCTCGCGGTCCTGTGTGCTTCACGTGCAAGCGCTCACTCAAGATCAGCGAAGCCGCTGCACGCATTGACTACAAAAGCGAGCGTTGGCTGTGGTGCTTCGCGTGTTGGGATGCTGACGATGCTGAGCAACCTGGCGGTGCTGTGGATGCGTATCGCATCATGGGTCTGATGGAGAACGTGAAGACGATTCGCGTAGGTGGAGGCTATCGTGGACAATGAGTGACCTAGAGCGCGAGTTTGCTCCTTATGCTAGGTCTACTCGTGGAACGTGGCATAAAGTCTGCGGCTACCAGTGGGGCTTCCACAGTACACAGTGCGGAAAGTCTATTCGGGCAATCCAAACCTCGTATGACTTTCAGTTGTCACGCAAGCCGAATCACGCGGTGTGTAGCGTGTGCCATTGGAGTGAGGATGACTGACTATATGAGATCGACGCGTGAGCATCCAATATGCCCTAAGTGTACAGGTTCTCACTTTGCGAGCCAATGCAGACTTGATCCTCTGGTCCTAGCTGCTATCCGTACATACGCCGTAGCATATCGTGCTGATGGCCGTGGGGCCGCGAGCACACGTCGTCATCGGTATGGCGGTTACGTGATGAATACGTATTGTGAGAGTTGTGGCTCTACAGAAAACCTATGCGTAGACCACGATCACGCTTGTTGCCCAGGGCGTAGAAGCTGCGGCAAGTGTGTGCGCGGCACGCTATGTCAGCGATGCAACAAAGGTATATTCGGAGACGACATCTATCTGATGGAAAGCAAGATTCAATATCTAGAGGATCGGGCGTGAATCTCAGCTTAGAGCAACTGCACGCCTATGATCCTGAGCCCTACCAAAGTGGTGAAGTCTCTAGGTATCTCTGTTGTTTCTGCGGCGAGGACAAGGCTCACGATAACGCGCATCGTTGCTTGACCGTGCGTGTGGACGGAGTGTGGCATTGCATGCGTTGCGACGAGCGCGGCGTGCTACGTGAGTTTCGTAAGCACGCGCGTGTCTCTGCTATGCAGCATGCGTATCACAAGCGAATGGGGGCCGTTCCAACAAGAACGGCAGGTATCTTCGAATGACACTCATCCTTTGGGCGTTTCGCCCGTTGCTCGTGCGTATCGCGTGGTGGCTCACTACGCACGACGGCGACTACACTCCGTGCGACGACGATCATTGCATCGAAGTACGGAACAAGGCTAGGTGGGGATGATGAACGCACCACCGAAGCTCCCTAAGCCTCTCGTGCCGCATGTGTACATCTCGGTCGGCCTTTGGCCTGGGCAATCAGGTACGGGATGGTTGTGCGAACGCTGTCGCAAGCTCCTGCGCAACGCAGCCGATGAGCCACATAAGTGTCATCGATGGATGGTGATGTTCCGATGACCGCTCCGATCCTCCCTGACTTCTCGGCATGGCTCGAAGAGGGTGCTGCAGCGCTTGACGCTGCGGATACTGAAGGCTGGCACGGCGTCGAGTTCGACAAGGACGGCGTGCCTTATGTTCACGCGTCGTCAGTCTCAGGCTGCCCTCGCAAGTTCGTCTTGCAAGCATCGGGTGCGATCAGTGAAGGTAATCCCGTAGCTAGCGTCATGAATTTTGCCCTGGGGAATACCATACACACGCTGTTCGAGAACACGCTGAAGGTTCTGCCTCAACGGGAGGGGTGGAGTGTCCTCACCGTAGAGCAAGGACTAACGCACTCCAAGATGGCGTTGAAGGGACGCGCAGACGCCATCCTCATCTCACCGTCTAGTGAGTACGTGCTCTGCGATTGGAAGTCAGAAGCCGCGACATCTAAGACGATGCGCGAGAAGCAATACGCTGACCGTGTTCGTCCTGAGCATAAGCTACAGTGTACTGCTGGCGCGTTGCTCGCGGAGGACGCGGAGCTTGTGTCCGATCGTATCGAGACGGGGATGATCTGCTATGTCTCTCGTCAGCTTGGCAAGAACGTGTGGGACTTTGAATCGATCCCCTTCGAGATCACGGAGGCACTCAGGGCAGAAGTGGTCGACTGTGTCACGAACCGTGTAGAGGCTTGGAACAAATATCGCGACACTAACGAGTTGCCGCCAGCTTTGGCCAAAGTCTTTCAGTACGGCAAGCTTGCAGTACCGTGGATGTGCAATCCTCGTAGTGCGATCGACAGGCGGGGAAAGTTCTGCGAGTTCAGAACTGCGTGTGCTGCGCACATGGGAGGCGTAGAGCTATGAGCGAGCGGATGCGATACTGTAGCAGGCATCGCAGTATGAGGCCCAAAGACCAGCATCGCGGGTGTAAAACGTGTGCTCAACTAACGAATACCTTTAGCTTCCATCGACGTGCTAGTTTAGGCGTATTATTCGACCACGAGGGTTCTCACGTCAACTACATTGGCATGCCTCTTGGGTGGTCTACTGGTTCTGAGTTTGCGGATTGGGCGCTCTCTCCCGATGGTATAGGGGATAAACCATCGCCGTTACATCAATGCGCTGTCATTGAATGGGACCGTGGGTTCACAGCAGGTAATCTTGCATGGCAACTAGGAGGCGATAACAGGCGAGAGGCCGCTCGCGGTAAGGGGAACCGTATAGCAACTAATGCGATGAGCGACTTCATCGATACACTAGACGAGTTGGGTATACTGGACGGTAGTTACTTTGGTCGTTGATATTCCTGAGGAAGTGGTCGCAGTTGGAGTAGCGGTAGGGAGATTCAGAAATCAGATTTCTGCCCTACAGCATCGCAAGACGCGCTCACACTCGGGCGACCCCTCTGGTCGTTGGTCAATTGCTGGATCGATTGGAGAGGCGCTTGTCTTATGGTCTTATCCTGTCATTGGCAAGGCTTGGGTTTGGGGAGCAATCAATAGTACGAAAACATGGCGGGACGTGGGGCCTTTTGAGGTTCAGGTCACAATGCGACAGTCGCGTGATCTCATACTGCGAGAGGCCGATTTGCGCCAGGGAATTGAGGAGAGCACCCCTTATATTGGTATCTACCTGCAAGCATCAAGTGAAGATCACGCAACATGCGATTGGCAGGGAGAAATACTCGGGTGGATGCGTTTAGGAGAGGGGATCGCTCATCAAGACGCGAAACGCATGTATAACACCAGAGATGTGTGGCTTTTGGCTCCTGAGCTTCTCTATCCGATCGAAGCGTACCCTGAGATCGCTGAAGCTCTCGCGGCGAGTAGCACCCCTCTTACAGCGTATCCTTAGACCATGAGGATCACAGATGATCGGCTGGATGATTTAGTAGACGCTTTCATCGAGAGGCAAGCGGACCAGCGTGATTTCGCTGCCGTCATTCTCGCGCTGACGGAGCTACAAGACCGTCGAGATGATGAGTACGACGACGCTAACGACAACTACGAGACGGCGCTCGATATCGTGCAGGCGGCGCATCCCGACGAGGACTATTCGTGGGCTCGCCCCCGCGACGACGATCCCGATGATGGCGTATCGTGGGATGACGAGGAAGCCTACCTCGCTGGCGACGGCATCCCCGACGATGATCGCTTCTTCCACGTACCGCCGTGGGACTTTGATCCCGATGTTGGCGACGGCGTCAATGACACGTTCTAGGTCTAAGGTACAGGTCGTTGATCTTTGGCCGTACGTGCTACAGCGCAGCAGATCGTTGCAAAGCGGAAAGCTCGTGACGCATATCTCAAGCGTACCTACGGAATCTCAATTGATCTCTACGAGCAGATTCTCGCGTTTCAAGGCGGGAAGTGTGCATGTTGCCGCCGACGTCCTCGCTCCCGTGTACTCAGCGTTGACCACAATCACAGGACGGGTGAAATACGCGGGCTGCTATGTGGCAACTGTAACCAGCGCTTGCTTAGGGCGGCATTCGACCAAGAATGGCTCCTAAGACGCGCAGCCAACTACCTCGCGATGCCGACGCTGCAGCGGATGAGCCTACAGATCGTGGTGCCATCAATCCTAAGCGCTGGCAGAAAGCTCGCGACCCCGAACTCGAACGTCTCTACGTAGACTACGAACGTATCGCTGATGCGTTCATCGGACGCGTGGATCACAAGACGGTGCAAGCGATGGAAGCTGAGCGCATCGATGGAGAGGGTGACGTAGAGAAGATGCGCGTGATCGTAGAGAAGTACAGATCGGCATTAGCGCATTCGCAGGGAGCAATGCGATGAGGGTTGAGTGCTCGTCTCCGACGCGCGAGTTCTGGATAGATCGCGAGGGGGTGGTCGCGATGGTTCGATACATAGAGACGCTTCCAGGAAAACTGCACGCTTATACTGACGGTTGGGATGACGGACGTAACGGTAAGCGTGCCACAGTAAAGGTATGGTCAGAGTGGGACGAGGAGCGGCCATGATGGAGCGAGGATTTGCTGCGATCGATGGTTACTTTGGCGACAAGCCTATAGCGCTCCTAGACTTCGAGAAGCTGTGTACAGTTGTGTATAAGCGTACGCGATCCTCGCCTGAACGCTTTGTCGTCGGTCGGTACGAATCTCAGCGCGAATCGATCAAGTGGTTCCAGGCGCGCACATGACTAGCGCTTACCCGAAGGTGCTGCAGCTTGGCGACAGAAACGTCGCTGATATCTTTGAAGGAATCGTCGAAGTGACGGAGAAAATCGACGGCTCGCAGATCGGATTCGGCATGGAGCATTGTTGTCCTGAGGGGCGTTGTGCTTGCGAAGGTGTGCGCCAGAACTACGTCTTAGTGATCCGCTCGCATCACCGTGAGTTCTATCGCGACGGCTGGCTTGGCAACGAGGACAAGATGTTCGCTCCTGCTGTTGCAAGCATCGAAGCCATACGTAGTGAGCTTCGTCCAGGATGGATGTTCTACGGTGAAACTCTCTGCAAGCCGCACCACTCCACACTCGTTTACGATAGTGTACCGCGTGGCAATATCGCGCTGTTCGGCGTGCAGATTGCGGACGGTACGTGGTTAGAGTGGCCGACGATCTTTGGGTGGTCGATACAGCTACACATGGACGCTGTACCGCAGTTGTATGTAGGCGTGAATGCGAACGTGCATGCTGCGCTCGAACTTCTCGAAACGCGATCGTACCTAGGCGGGCAAACCGTTGAGGGCGTCGTGATCAAGAGGTACATCCCTGAGGGCCGACTGATCTTCGGTGTGCCGCAGTACGTGCTCGCAGCGAAGTACGTCACTGAGAGGTTCAAGGAAGTTCACAAGGATTCTTGGACGAAGGACAACACTGCTAAGGGTGGCGTTGAGAAGCTGTGTGCTGATGTGCGCACTGAAGCACGCTGGATGAAAGCCGTGCAGCACTTGCGCGAGCGCGGTGAGTTCGACGGCAGCGTGCGTATGATCGGCCCGCTGATGCGCGAAGTCGCAAGCGATCTCGAACTCGAAGAGACGGAAGCACTCAAGGACGCGCTGTGGAAGTTGTACCGTGGGGACATCCTGCGTTCGTCCACGAGCGGACTGCCTGAGTGGTTCAAGCAGCAACTAGCTTTAGGAGGGTGGTCTGATGTCTGAGTTCCACGGTAAGCCGCAGTATGCGCCACCGTCCGAGGTTCCCGAGTGGTTCGTGGGCCTAGTGGAGAGCGTCATGCTCGCCGATAACATTGGCGACGTGTGGGACGGGATGCGTGGTTTGCCCACACCTATGCAGACTTGGGTCGATCGTGTGTATGAGGCTCATGCTGAGGAGGACTACTTCGTCGATGAGGACGAAGACTACTTTGATGACGACGACGAAGATGCGTAAGTACATCGTCAATCTGATGCAGCGCATAGACTACGAGCTCGACGTCGAGGTCTACGCGGAAAACGATGCGGAGGCTGAGAAGAATGCGAAAAGCAGTTTCCCCTACGGCATCGAGGCGCCCTTTGGCGTCTGCGGGTACGCAGGCCCACTCGATTGCGGTGGTATCCGCGAGGTCGATGTACACGGTTCTAAAGGACCGCTCTGACGTGTCGTACATCGTCCCAGGTGAGCGACATGAGCCTAAGCCTGTCACAGGAGGCCCAAGCGATCTAAACTACACGATCACACGGCTATGTGACGCATACATCTGCGCGCGTGGTGGCGCGTCGTATACGCTACTCAACGAAGTGATCGGCGTGCTAGAGTGCGCGAAGCTAGAGCTATACCGTCGCGTCGCTGCGCCGTACGAGGACAAGAAACTGCAGGCTAACGGAGATGTCTACGCGAGCACGCCTACTACCTTCGGTGGGATGGACGCTGTCCTGCGTGGCGTCGGCACTGTCATCCAGCAGCCTGCGGCTGCAGGCTGTGTACCACCCTCTCCTCCTGATACCGTGTGAGCATGACTTTCTGTCGTAAGTGCGGTAGCACAGAGCGCAACTTGAATGGTAAGCGAGGAAGCACTCGTTGCGCGGCATGTGATCGCGCTCGACATCCACTGCGACACAATCAGTGCATCGACTGTGGTGCTATTGGTAAGGGGTACAAGAAGCGGTGCCCTGAGTGTCGCGCACGGGTCGAACAGATCGCGGGAAATGCTGGACGCCGTGAGCGCAATCTGCGCGCTAAGTATGGAATGACCCCTGCGGATTGGCAGGCAATGTACGACGCTCAACGAGGGCTATGTGCTATCTGTCATACTGCGAGGTCCCTCTTGTCGGTCGATCACGATCATCTTAGCGGTAAACCGCGTGGGCTCTTGTGCTTCCAATGCAATTCGGGGCTTGGGCAGTTCAAGGATGATCTTCAATTGTGTCTCAACGCTATTCTCTACCTACGTAGAACAATTCAGGATGATCGCTGGTACATCAGCGGCCCTATGACCTCGCAACCGAATTGGAACTTCGATAACTTCGCTCGTAAGACGACTGAGCTACGCGCTCTTGGTCGCGTGGTGATATCTCCGCACGAGCATGACCTATCACTAGGCTTTGATCCTACTGTCGATAGTGTACTGCCTAATTGGTACGAGGATGCGATGGCGTGGGATATAGGAGTTTTGCTTACTTGCCGTGGTGCTTATTTTCTCGAAGGATATGAGCAGAGTAAAGGAGCCGTGACTGAACACGCGATCGCTGTATCACTTGGGTTAGAGCGAGAGTATGAAGTACCACCCGACCCTCGACACTTTTGGTATAGCCCTGTCGCTGCTGGATCGAAACGAGGCAGAGGCACAGAGCGTGTCATTCCTCATGGATAGCGAGTACTACGTCGAGCGTGACGGTGGTGTGGCGCCGATAGACGAAGCCGTCTCTACTGACGAGCGAGCGAAGCAGCTACAACTCGACGATCCTGATGTGTGGTGGCGCGTGTTCTACGCGGGTGCTGATTGGGGATACCGTCAGTCGGCAGATGGCGCTGAGAATTGGCAAAGACCAGAGGGAATGATTGAGTGATCGCATCGGTTTACATTATCGGAGCACTGCGCAATCCCGAAGTGCCGAAGCTAGCCAACGCCATCGATGCTATCGGCATCGAGGGCTTCTGCGATTGGTATGCGCCTGGTCCTAACACTGACGACCATTGGCGCGACTACACGAAGGAACGCGGGCTTAGCTATGGCGAAGCTCTACAGCGTTATGCAGCGACCCACGTCTTCGAGTTCGACAAGTTCCACCTTGATCGTTGTGATGCAGCCGTGCTGCTGATGCCTGCAGGAAAGTCGGGTCACCTGGAGTTGGGGTACACCATTGGCAGAGGTAAGCCTGGGTACATCCTCTTCGACGAAGTGCCTGAGAGATACGAAATGATGACGCAGTTTTGCACTGCAGTCTTCTTCGATCGCGAAGCTTTGTTGGAGGCGCTACGCCGTGGGTAAGGTTCGTGCGTTCGATACGGGAGCAACTCGTGACGCGGATGATGAGAAGTTCGACCCCGAGGGTTTCATCGATCCGCGCGTACTGTTCGCCTACTCGAAGTACATGCACAAAAACCGCCATCAGTCAGATGGTACACTGCGCGCTAGTGACAACTGGCAGAAAGGTATACCGCGAGATCAGTACATGAAGTCGCTGTTGCGCCATGTCATGGACTTGTGGGCAGATCACCGTGGATGTCCGCAGTCACGCAATGAGGACGGTCAAGTGCCTCCGCTGGACGAAACGTTAGGCGGCATCTTGTTCAACGCTATGGGGTATTGGCACGAGGTCTTGAAGGCGCCACCTGTTATAGTCGCGCTGCCTGCTGACGCAGATACTCCCGAATCCATAGCTGAGTATCAGCGCCTACTAAACGCTTCGGCCCCGCAGGATACTGACGTCGAATACGACATCGATGAGATCGAGGAGTTCGTCAACAGAGCGGAGTGGACTATCAATCGTGCGCGGCGTGCCATTCTGGTGAAGAGTGGCAACCCGAAGGAATGGCCAATTGTCCAGATTGCGCACTGTACCTGTCCTCCTGGGAGGCATGTTGAGATGGCACGAGGCTCAGGTGACGATTGGGGCTGTCCTGAGCACGGGCACCTGTGTGGCAACTCATGATCCACGCTAAGGATCGCCGTCTGTACCAGCTAGCGCTGCGCATTGCTTTGCTAAGCGATTGCGATGACAAACACGGAGCCGTGTTCGCGATCGGCTCGCGAGTGTACGCTGTCGCCGAGAATACGTCAGCGTCCTCACGTGGTGCTGACGCTACGCGGCATGCAGAGCAGCGCGTTGTGGGTCGGCGCGATCCTGAACGACCTGAAGGTACTGTGTACAGCGCGAGACTGCATGACAATCCGATCAGCGCGCCGTGTGTTAGCTGTCAGAATGCGATGGTAGACGCGAAGATCGAGCGCTGCGTGTTCCACGATGGCGTCCAACTCCAAGAGCTATTCCTAAGCCGATGAAACCCCTGCTGATATGCGATGAGTTCTGACGCTAGAACCTTTGACGGTAAACCTTGTCGCAATTGTGGAGGCACATTGCGTTACCTTGACCATTGTGATCACGATTGTGTAGCGTGCCAGCTAGCGCGCGGAGCACGATATCGTCAGGGTAGCGATGCTCATAATCGCGCCTCTTTGCGATGGGATACTGCGCATCGCGAACAGAATCGTCAGAGGCACGCGTTGCGCAACGGCGCTGAGTATCGGGCCGCAATGTTGCAGGCTCAGCTTGGGCTGTGTGCGTTTTGTGAATTACCTTTAGAGCTATCAGAGGCATGCGCCGATCACGACCACTCTTGTTGCTCTGCTAGCCTCCCGTATGCACGTCGTTGTGGTACGTGTGAGCGGGGCGTTGTGCATAACAGATGCAATATAACGATCGGTTGGGTAGAGAAATACAGCGCCCTCGTTGCGGCATATCGAGAGAAGTACCGTGGATAACTTCTGTAACTTGCATTCGCATTCGATGTATAGTGTGCTTGACGGTATGGGCACGCCGCAAGAGATGGCGCAGCGTGCAGCAGACTTGGGGCAGTCGGCCTTAGCTATCAGCGACCACGGTACGCTAAGCGGCTGCATGTCTTTCAAAAACGCATGCGATGCCGTTAGAATCAAGCCTATTCTAGGTTGCGAAGTCTATGTCGCGCCAGGATCGCGCAGCGATACAGAGATGCGTTGCCTCGACGGCAAGTCTACTGCGTACCACCTTGTGCTTCTCGCGAAGAACCGTACAGGATGGGATAACCTTGTGCGGCTCACTACGATGGCGAACTACGGTGACGCATTCTACAAGAAGCCACGCATTGACTTCGACTTGCTCTCTGAGTACAGCGAAGGACTGATATGTCTGAGCGGCTGCCTTGGCTCAGAGTTCGCGCAGACTGCATTGATCAGCGGCGTGGAGTGTGCCGTCGCGGTCGCGGAGAAGTACGACAATCTCTTCGAGGGCAACTACTACATCGAGTTGCAGTGGCACGGACAGACGGATGATGAGTTGTATTTTCGCATTGCTACCGCCGTAGCGAAAGGGCGTAACATCGCGACCGTGGCTACTGCAGATTCGCACTATACCTATGAAGACGAAGCGGATACGCACGATACCTTGCTGTGCATCCAAACGCTAAGCCGTAAGAGCGACGAGAAGCGCTTTCGCTTCAGCGGCGGTGGGTACTACCTGCAGAGCGCGATAGACATGGCGGCGTGGGCTCCTGCTGATGCTGTTGCGAACACACTGCGGATCGCTGAGCAGATCGAAACGTTCGACCTTACGCATAAGCCGCAGATGCTAGAGTTGCCTAATGCTTCGGGACGCCTGATCGCGGCTGTGCAGCAAGGGCTCGCGGAGAAGTACGACAATAGCACGCAAGCTACGTTACGTGCAGGACGTGAGCTTGACGTGATCTCGCATCACGGATTCGCGTCCTACTTTCTGATGGTCGCAGACATTGTGCGGTGGTCGAAGTCACACGGTATCGCTGTTGGGCCAGGTCGAGGGAGCGTCGGCGGCTCATTGGTAGCATACGTTTTGGGTATCCACGCGATTGATCCTCTCGTGCATCACACGATGTTCGAGCGTTTCATGACGATGGAAAGAGTGTCGCCTCCTGACGTAGACCTAGACTTTTCAGAGCGCGAGCCCGTTATCCAGTACATCGAGGCGACGTACGGCGCAGCCAACGTAGTGCAGATCGCTACGTTCATGAAGTTCGGCGCCAAAGCAGCGCTGCGCGATGTCGCTCGTGTACTAGAGTTGCCAGAAGATTGCCAGGAGGTTGCCACTACAGCGAGCGCGCTAGAGGGCCGCGTGCGTGGTATCTCTCGGCATGCTGCTGGTATCATCATCTCTCCGCATCCGCTCGAAGGACGCGTTCCGCTGATGCGACCAGTAGGAGCATCGAAGGGTGCCTCACTTCAGACTGCGTGGGACTATGATGCAGTCGAAGCTGCGGGGTATGAGAAGGTGGACATCCTAGGGGTCCAACGCCTCGCAACAATCCAAAAGGCCGCGTTAGCCGTGGGCGTTGATATCGACAAGGCATGCGCTTCGCTGGATGATGGAGATGTATACGCGCTACTGCGCCGTGGAGAGACTGCAGGCATATTCCAACTCGACAGTTGGGCGGGCACTAAGACCATCAAAGCAGTACGCCCGCTAGTGTTCGAGGACATCGTAGCTGCTATTGCGCTCGACCGTCCTGGGCCGTATGAGAGCGGGGCGCAGGATCAGTACATCGCGCGCCGCCGTGGCACTGCGTATACTTCGCATGTCATACCAGAGGTGGAGGAGATTCTCAAAGACACTCATGAAGTCTTGCTATACCAGGAGCAAGCTATGGCTCTAGCGCAAAGAGTTGCTGGGTTTACGCCAGGAGAGGCAGACGAAATGCGCCATGCAATTGGCAAGAAAGACCCCGCCCAAATGGCTGCGCTGAAACATCGATTTATCGACGGAGTAGTGAGTAAACTATGCCTCTGAAAGACCCAGTTGCTCGCGCCGCTGGTCAAGCTAGACGTAGTAAGAAGTGGCGAGACAACCATCCGATCGGTCGGCGCCTAGCATATTGGCGATGGAAGTCGGGATGCGCAATCACATATGCAGAATACGCAGCACTTGGAGAGGATTGTTTCTTACAAGGCGTAGGGGCCTGCTTCAATCCTTCTGATCGTTCATTGGCTCTTGACCACGACCACGTTACCCATCGAGTTCGTGGTCTACTATGTCATAGGCACCACGCAGCGATCACGGCGTTGGGAGACGGCGATCCAGAGATGTTGCAAAGGGTGGTTGATTACCTTGCAAGAGATTGAGGCGCGGCGCATCGCAGAGGAGCTATGGTCGGAGATCGAGACGCATGCAGGCTATAGTTTCAACAGATCGCACGCGGTGGCTTACGCTGTCGTCAGCTATCAGTGCGCTTGGCTGAAGTGCCACTATCCCGTTGCTTTCATGTGTGCCCTTCTCAACGAGAAAAAGGACGTACAAGAGAAGCTCCGCGAGACGTGCGCTGAGGTTCGCCGCATGGGCATCCCGTTCTTGGGCGCTGACGTGCGGTATAGCGGTGCAGAGTACAGCGCAGAAGACAATGGGATACGCATTGGGCTCACGGGCCTCGTGGACTTCGGACAGGTCGCTTACGATGAGTTGCAGAGGGTAATGCATGAGGGAGCGCCTCGATCGCTCGATGAGTTCGTTCGCCGTGCGAACCGAGCGAAGCTCAACACGAAGTCGATGACTGCGCTGATCAATGCGGGCGCCCTAGGTTATCTCGGCGATCGAGCTACCCTCAAGAGGGAGCTACCCTTAGCCATCGAGGCGAAGATCGAGGCGCAGCACGACGCCCGCCTAGAGTACGTCAGGGGGCATAATCTGACCCTAGCTGGGCAGCCTAGGAAACGGCCCTGGCGGGCTTTGCAGGCTTCCGAGGCACCCCAGGTAGGGGTCGCTGGCTAGCGAGCGTCCTAGGCCCCCTGCAGCGTCATCTGAGGGGTGTTTCGTTAGGGCTTGGCCTTGATGACGTTCTCGATGGCACCATCGCCCTCTAGGACATCCGCCTCGACGCTTGCTACACGGCTATCCAGAGCTAGAACCTCGCCAGGAGTAGCGGGCTCAGGAAGGGCCTTGATGTCCCCCTCGACCACCGCAACGTCACCCTGCTCCTGAGCTTCCGCTGCTTTTACGTCTGCGTCCACTTGAGCAACCTCAGTCGCGGTAGCTTTAGCGGGCATTGGCGCAGAAGCTCCTGGGAGCGGCTGAGGAACCCACTCTCCACCAGCAACGGGCTGATACCAATGTAGCCTAGTGCCATCTGTTCCTGTCGCGAACACATGCCATAGTGCGTAGTTCGTGTCGATCAGAGCCGATAAGGTTCCAGAGACAGCGGCGACAGGACACGGAGGCAAAGTAGCAGGCTCCCAGGGTCCATCATTCGCTGAATAGCGGTACCAAACAGTGCCCGCGCCATCGATAGTCCAGTCGGCGACAATCTTGGTACCGTCTGGAAGTGTCGTGCAGATTGTGCTCATGTCATCATCTATGATAGCAGGCGGCACAGGTTTCGGCACGGGCGCTGGTGCTGGCGCAACTACTGCATCGATATCAACGCTGCCATTGATACCAGGGACGCTGCCCACGAAGCTGCGTTGCCATGCGATGATCGAAGTCCACGGCTTAGGAGCAGCGGGCCACGATGTAGCGCTAGGTTCGGCGAGCCATAGCGGATACGCTGCGAGACTGCCATTCTGCAAGTACGTCGAGATGAAAGAGAGGTTGCTATACACCCAAGGACGTATCCCCGTTGCAGTCATAACCGTCTCACACCATACAAGTACCCACTGTTGCAACGCTTTCGCACTGAGGTTTCCGCTGTTCGCTTCGATGTCGAGCACGAGAATATCTGTCGAGGCCCAGCCGCCGACTGTCCTGAGATCACCCAAGAAGTCGTTCGCTTCTGAGGTCGCGGGGTTCGCAGTATAGGCGAAGTCATAGCCGCCACGAGATAAGCCTGCAGCGCTTATGCGTGGCCAATTCCATGCAAGCGAGCCATCGCGGATAGTTCCCTCGTTGACACGGGTGATGACACCGCTAATGCCGTCAGCCTTGATCTGGAGGTAGTTCGGATATCCTTGCCAAGTCGATACGTCTATCCATTCTACGGGTTGCATATCTCTAGTGTACCGCTAGCCGTGGAGGGAGATGAAGTTCCAGATCACGCCAGATATAACCCCCAGCAACATCACGGAGATGCCAAGGGCGCTCAGGATGAGATTGCGCTTGCTGATTACGTTATTTGATGCCGTAGATATGTACGTATCGATTTTCTCTGTCAAGCGACCTACAGCGCCGACGTCGTTCGGGATGACGCTATCGGGACCACCCACCAAAGCTACTTTGAGTAGTTTTAGTTCTGCGGCTGTTTGGATCGCTACTAGCGTGCCACCCTTATGCAGTGCTGTTAGCTCCTTTGAGGTCTCCCGAGTGACTGTCGCTGCTTCCTTCGCCTGTGCGACCGCTTCTTGTGCTTCTGTAACTGCGTCGGATGCCTTATCCTGGACTGCACGAAGGGAAGTCTCAATCCTGTCCAAGCGACGTATGGTCGTGCCACCGTTTCCAACACTTGTAGAAGGCGCATTGCTGCCAGCGTTCTCGTTGAAGTCGTTTTGTGCAGTAGTCATGTTCTCATTCTACCGTGGAGTAGAGCGATGACCTAGTGTGATCTAGGAGTTGCCGATCGAGATACTGATGTTGAGCGTCAAGATTTGTGTCGTTGACTGCGTGATGGTCGGAGAGATCAACGAGTGGTTGAATAGCTGCCCGCTAGCTGGCGTAGCGGTTGCTTGAAAGAACACGCCGCATTCAGAGATCGTAAGAGCGGTTGCTGGAATAGGAAAGAGGAACAACCAAGAGAAGAGTGCAGGGCTTGGGTAGTATGCAGTGGCATAGCCCGTTCCCGTTACGACACCGCGTGAGTTCTCTGTGAATAGCGTAGCGTCATGTCCAGCAGGCGTGCCAGTACCAGTGCCGATCGCACCATAGATGGGTGCAGCATAGATGCCTGCGGATGGCATTGGCGCTCCCATGTTCGCGTTTTGATCTTCGCCGCACGACCACGCGATTGCGCTAGTGAGCAACGTCAGTCCGTTGTCGCAGAGGATGTTATGCGATACACGCGTTTCGTCAGGTTCGCATGCTAGCGATCGTTCATAGTCGCCGCGCCATTGATAGGTCGCAGCGAAGACGCGACCGCGCAAGCCGAGCCCCTCCTCTATTGCCAACAGAAGCACCCCCATGCTGCGACATCATACGCTTGAGCACTCGACGCCGTTGCGCCCGTGATCGATTCTTCGGCCCCGCTGCCATTTTCTGTTACTGCACCGATGAGCGTGAAGTTCGCATCTAGGGAATTGGTGGTCTGATTCTCTAGGTCTTGCTGTAGACCGTGGATGATATCAACGAACGTAAACGGTCGCATACCGCCCGAAGACAACGGTGGTGTAGCACTCATATCTATAGTTTACTGTACCCTGCAAGCGGTGATCGTGTATGTGCGAAAATTGCCCTGCATGCCTTGGATGCTGCATTGTACGACGAGGAAGACCGCTTGGGTGTCAGGAGTGAGGCCGACTGAGTATGAGTTCTGCGAATCGAGGACGCGTGAGAAGTGGCCGTAGAAGGTATCGCCAGCGGAGATGTGTCCAGGCCATGATTCGTTTGTAGTAAACGTCACGCGTTCCTGTGCCCATTGGTATTCCTGTAGCTCGCCTTGGCCACGCTGTATCGCTGCACTCAATGTGGTCAGCGATGTATCAGAGATGAACGTTTGCATCATCAACTTACCGAGGCTATCGCCATACAACTCTTGCGACGCGTTGTTATCTTGTTGAGTGATGATCGGTTGGTTAGCCATGTACTGAAACGAAATCTGTGTTCCTGTAAATGGAGGCGAAGGAGCACAAAGTACCCACGTTCCGACTGCGTTTTGGGTGTAGTACCATCCCGCGCCAACGGCGATATCGCCTTGTGATACAGAGGAGACATTCGTCAAGGCACCGTTGACATAGAGCAGAACCGCGGACGTTTGCGTACCCGTACTACTTGTAGTCGTGGCACCGCTGATGATGGTGCCGACGACGTAAGAGAGGGGCCATTGTGAAGTTATCCCATTGCCGACGAAGTTGTCGGTGCGCGGTGTAGCAACATACGATCCTTGCACTATAGCCGAGTTGCGAATGATCTTGCCGTCATAGACATACGAGAAGTCGTTATAGCCACCTTGGAAGGTACCTAGACTGGCACCGAGGTTAGAGCCTCCAACACCAAACTCCGACTGATAGTCCGTAAAAGTACACAGGGGATTCGGAATCTGCGCTAGCGAGATGAAATGCAGATGACGGTCGTTGTCGATGTACCAGTTGAAATCTGTCTCTTGTGACGCTAACCGTGCGACCTTAGTGATAGCCTGCGATAACGTAGTGTAGTCGAATTGCAAGCGTCCTAGCGCTGGTCCTGGAGCGATGTAACCGCCATTAGCTATGAGATCACCTGTGATTGTCGAAGCAGCGGCGGCTGTGAGCAACTGCATAACCATAGCATCAGCCGTAAGTCCGAATAGATCGGCGATCACGATGATGTTATCGCTGCGAAGCGTGTAGTCTACGCAGGGCAGTTGCCATTCTGCAAGTCCTGGTGAATACCACGTCATGTTCGGTGCAGTGTTGTACCCACCGAAGATCATCGCACCCGTAGAGGTATCCTCGAAGCTCACTTCGCTCAGTGGTAGTACAAGGACGTTGTACTCTGGCTCGCCTTTGTCGTATGACGCCGTGAAGTCGTCGAGCAGTTGGAAGGAGGCTGTCGTGCCTTGACGACCGTAGTTCATAGACACCGTCCAGGTATCTTGTTCGAGATACGGAGCGTATTGAACGCCATCTATCAGGAGAGAGTACGTCGGGGCTGCTACAGTCATGACCTTATCCTAGAGTGACCATACGACCACCCGCTGGCAGTAGCTTAGTCACGACGATCTGTTCGACTTGCTGCGCGAACTGCGTCAGCGCGTTATTCGAGAGCAAGTAGTTACCCGAGAAGATGAGTTGCACATTGCCACCGCCCGCACCGCCCGCCCCGAGCCCGTTCGCTGCGCCAGTCAACGGTACTACGGCTTCTGAACCATTCTCACCGAATGAGTACGATTGCCCCGAGTTGACCCCGTATCCTACGATGGGCTCATTGATGACCCCACCGCCTGCGAAAGCCTTTGCGATATCTCCGACAACGCTGCTCGCGCCTTTGATGATGCCGCCGAGTACAGGGATGTTGCTAACCATCTTCGCTATTAGCCCAGGTACGCTCTTGATGAAGTCCCAAATTTCGCCAGGGAGTTTCTTGAAAAAGTCGAGGATGCTACCAATAAACGTGCTGACATTGCTGATTGCTGTGACACCTATCTTCTCGAAGAAGCCTGCGACGTCGCCCGTTCCTGTAGCGATAGCGTTCCAGATGTTGCCAGGGAGCCCCGTGAAGAAGCCGAGGACGGTGGCAAGAAAATTCACAACGTCGGTATCCATTTGTAAGCCGAGTTTGAGGAAGAATCCGCCAATGCTGAGAATCGCATTCCAGATATTACCTGGCAGCTTGACGAAGACTTGGATGATGCTTTCGATGGTATCGCCAACGGCGGCGATGAAGCCAGAAATATCGCTGAATGCTGTCTTAGTGAAGTTCACGACGTTCTGCACGGCTCCAACGATGTTCTGGATGCAGTCCACGACGAACTCGATGATGCTGATGACGATCTGCAGCGCCGTCGAGATGATATCAAGACCGATCTTGAAAGCGGGTACGACGACGTTCGATAGCGTCCAGCCGATCACCTCTAGCGCGATCTTTAGGGCTGCTAGGACGACGTTCACGACATTATCGATGACGGCTTTGTTCTTGTCGTAGAATTGCTCGAATGCGTTGACAACTAGTCCGATGACCTTGATAACGTCCGTCCAATACTGGATGAGATCATGCACAATCAGACCCGCGATATCGTCGAGGATTTTCTTATGACTAGTATAGAAGTCTTCGATCCCTCCAATGACATCACTAATGACGGTCGTAACGTCGCCCCATGCCGTGATCAAGTCACCTACGATGACGCCCGCTACTTGCATAATCTGTTTTTCGTGCTGTGAAAACCACTTTTGAAGTTTATCCCCTGCTCCTCCAAGAAAGTTCTCAGCCTTAGCCTTGACGATATCGAACGCGCCACCGAGTGTTTGAGATTGTGCTTGCGCTAATCCACCGATCTTGCTTTTCAACTCATCTGTTAGTTGCGACATTTGCCAGGTAGGATTAGCGAGGTCCTTTTGTTTATTCGCTAGGTTGGTGTTTGCTGTACTCAGGCCGTCTACAGCCTTCTGGTGGCTAATCTGAGCATTCTGCAAAGAGTTATCGGCTGTCTCAGCCTGTGACGAATTAGGTCCATATTCCGCAACTGCAGTGTTATAGGCTATCTGTGCATTGGACAGACTATTCGTGCTCGTAGTGACTGCATCTTGTGCCGTGCCAACAGCAGCTTGTGCTGCGGCCATAACCTTTGCGTTGTTGATGACGGGGATCAGTCCATCCAAGGCTAAGGTTTTGAGAGCACGCGCTTGTCCTTGCGATCCCTTGATCAACTGATTGGTCGCAGCGGCTAGCGATATGTGCGAATACGCAGCGAGGTCGGCTGCAGCAGCTTCATCAGTAACAGCCTTGCTGCCGCTCTTCGTAGCGAGCGTAAGATTGGTTAGCGATTGAGTGACCTCCACATTATTGAACCCCATGTTGGACATCTTGGTACTCAGGGTGTCGAGTTCTGATGTCGGTATGGATGTCTTGACGTCCTTGAATGCGTTATTCAATGCTGCCGTAGCTTGGGTCTGCTGCCCCATGATGTCGAGGGTTGCTTTGACGCCTAGCCCGATGCCGAATAGCGCAGCGATAGGAGCTAGGGTCGCGAGCATTGACTTCATCGATCCCATGATGGCGTCTCCTCCTGCAGCTACCTCATCTTCCCCCACAGCTAGTGGGGCCAAGCCTGCTCCCGCTTCGGTTTCAGACGCTCCCAGACTATCGAGAGCTAGATCAGTCTTGCCGATAGCTAACTGAGCCGCTGACATCGTCAAGAGGAACTGCGTTTCGAATTCCTCGTTGCCTGCCATCAATGCCGCGATTGTCTCCTCAATACTCCCTGATTCTGCAGCAGACGTCTCCGCGATAGAGGCAGCGCTCTCGTCTATTGCTGCGGTACTTTCCGCTGCGACTTCTGGCGCATCGCTCACGAGATTGATCGTGATGGTCTTAGCGGCAGGCAGAGCGTCTATCTGAGCTTGCGCTTCATCGAGCACCGCTTGACCAGCGTTGATTATGGTCAGTGTTAGCGCAAGAGAATCCATACTCTCATTGTTTCATGGAATGCCGTACCTGTGGTACGGCTAGCGACGGTGGCGCTAAGAGCGCTTCATGGCTGCAGCTTGTCGTGCATGCTGTAGTTCTGCTTCGTGATCCTCGATGCGCATGATCTCGATATACTTACGGACTTCTCGAAGAGGGCGCGACTGCAGGTCGCGGTAGGTCCAGCCGAGCCTATTCCAAAAGGCTTTGAGGATTGAGTATTGCGCTGTAGCTGCGGGGAGATGGTCGCGTGGACTAAGGTTGCCCGACGCCCACGCTATTGTCGCCGTCACGAAAGGACGTCTGCTCTGCGGCGGTTTCCTTTTCGTTGCTGTTGGCTGTGACGCGAGCGTATAGCTTGAGGAAAGTCGGCTGTGGTAGACGCTTGACGCTGTCGATGCTCAACGGGAGAGCCGCATCTTGCTTATCCGTCAGGTTCCATGATTCAATCGCGTGAAATAGGAGGGTTTGCTGGTATCCAGCCGTGTCGATCTTAGCGCTGATCTTGTCGGCTGCGCCTCCACCACTCACGAGTTGTCGCGAGGTCAGCAATGCGTTCTGTGCCGCCGTGTAGTCATCATTGGAGAGGTACTTTTTGAGAACGACAGAGTATCCAGGAGCTACCTCAATACTCTCAGTCTCATCGAACAGCGATAGGAAGCCCATAAGAACAGTATACAGGACTGTCTAGAACGGAGCGTAAGCCGTGTTCGTGAAGTAAGATTGCAGACTGTAGTTATCAGTCAAGCTGTACGCCGCCTTGAATGAGAGCGTCTGCATGATGAGATCGCCTATCTTCGACGCGGTTCCGATCTTTTCGACGGAGACGGCGGGCAACGTAATGTAGAATGACCCGCCCGTGCCAGGGTGAGCAAGGGTGAGCGATAGCGCGCCAGGAACGGGAGTAGAAAGGTTGGGGTGCCAGTTCTCGAAAAATCCGTAGTTCGCATCGTTGAGGGAGTAGAAGACGGTCGTCAACTCGCCGCTTAGGATGCGCGAGGTTGGCGTGATGAACGTGGGCAGATGTGAAGCCGCGACAGTCCAATTCTCTTTTACGCCGTTATTGAGAGTGAACTTGACGTTAGTGACGTTGTTGAGGGCCTGACCAAAGACAGATAGCGCACCCTCTGCGAACACGAACGGTACTGCAGGATCAGTCAGCGATTCTACTGCTGTGGGAGTATTGAGTACCGCTACGGTTGATGCAGAGAGGTTAGACTTGAATGACGCGGCAGCATTCGTGGTCGGCAGCGTCAAGTCGAACGAATCAACCATACAGCCAGCGTATTGCTGCGATTGATACCCGCCTAGGTTGCGCTCTGCAGTTAGCGAGATAGGGCGGTTCGTTGGGATGACGGAGTGATAGAACGGAGCGACACACGCTTGCGCGACGTTGTTGCTTGAGGTCACAGCGAACGGTGTCGCAGCGACAGTCAGAGTGTAGGGACCAGTGAGGGCAACGCCAGTGACCTTGACTACGAACGATGGGGTAGCGAGTGTTCCGAATCCTAGGACGCCGAACTTCGTGATGCTCCCAGGGCCGATCTGCAGGTAGTCGCCGTTTACAGGGGCAGGCGTTCCGCCTGTAACGGTATACGTCAGCGACGTTACTCCTGCGGCTGCAGCCGTGATAGTACCATTCTTGGCAGTACCAGCCGCAGTACCAGACTGTGAGCCATCACATCCTACTGCAGCGATCCAAGCTAGGATGCCGTTTACAGGGAAGAGGGGCGAGCCGAGCGAGCCCGTGAGCTTCACCTGACCATACAGCGGGAACACTTCAGTTTCGCGAACACCCATTGCGGTTTCGGGAAAGAACAGACCAGTGTCTGGTGGTTCGAGCGTAAAGTCATCGAACGGAGCTAGTTGTGTTGGCGCGACGGGGGTGCCGAAGACGAGTTCATGAGCTAAGCCTGCGGCTGATAGATTTCCAGGAAGCTCGTAACTCGGACCAAAGGTGGACATGTACTTATCTTATCGTGATTTTACTGTGCAGCCAATGCTTCTTGGATTGCGGCGGTGATGGTGTCTTCGGCTACAGCGGCAACTTCCCCCAAAACTGTATCTGCCCACTCGTTCGGCTGCGTACCAGGATGCATCACTGGACCCATAGCAGAGAAGCCTCCAGGGTCGGGCGAATGTGAACTTGCCGATGGGTTGTCTAGAAAGTACGTATCTTCAGCAGGGATCATGTGTGGCTTCGTGCCCTCTTCGACCCATTCAGGTTTAGGCTTATCGACCGTGGATGCGATAGTGATGACGACCTCTGCATCTGATATCGCAACATCTGACACAAGTCCTGCCGCGAATGCGCCTGTAGAAAAAGGACCACCATGTGGCGCAGCTTCATGGGCGAGCGACAGCGTCATCTGTTCGAGAAGCATTGCGGCGTTCTTCAGCCCAACTGCGACTGCGGCGATGAGGTTAGGTTTAGCTGCAGCCATGATCTAATTCTGCGCGTCGGCTAACTCTAGGTATAGTGCAGCTTGGCGAAGAAGCCGTGGGTCGTCTCCGAATTGCCCCATGCCACGATTGCATGCGCCGCACGTAAGAAAACCTCTTGCCTTATTAGTTGCGTGGTCGTGATCTATTTCGAGCCTGCGTTTCGAGCTATCAAACTGTTCTCTGCCGCAGATCGCACATGCTCCATCCTGAGCCGCGAACATATCGTTATAGTCTTTAGGGCTGACGCCATATGTACGAGTATAGCGTGAGGAACGAGCCTTACGGAGATTGTAGCCAGGGTGTGCTGCACGCCATTCGGCAGCGTATGCTTTCGCTGGCTCAGGGTTAGCTGCGTATCTCTTCGCTTTGTACTGCAACGAGCGATCTCGATATCCTGGGTCTTCTCGCCATAGTTTGTTATGCTTTTCGCGGTCGCGTCGTTTACGTTCGTCGTCTGTGATAGCCATGTGTCTATCGTAACATATTCCTCTAGCGCGAAATAGTTTTCACTGCTGATAGTCCTCTTTGACCGTGGTAACGACGCGAGCACCATATGCCCACCATCGTTGGTCCTCATGCTGAAAGACGTTAGGTACAGAGATGTCGAATTGCTCTCCGATCTCGGTAATGGTGCTCTTCCAGCCTGTCATAGAATCAGTGATAGTTATAGGCATCTGCGTGCCTGAGAGTTGCATGACGACGCTATCAATGATCAGAGGGAAGATCGAATCGATGTTGCTGAGGACGCGTGGTACTGAATACCTAAGAGTGATTTGCATCTTGTACGTGATGTTGCGGAATGGGCTCGACGTATTGATCTCCGCTGACCGTGGGCCACCCATAGTGCGACGCTTGATGTCTAGGACGCCTCCCCATATGAAGGCGAGTGGTTGCGCAGAGAATGTCAGACCATACTCGATCGCGATAAGCGCTTTGAGATTCGGTACTTGATGCTCTCCATCGAAGGTGAGCCCGCTAGGCAACGTGAGATCGTTCAGTACGGACTTGACGTGCTGCATGACGCTATTGAGTGGCATGGTGCGCCTCCTAGTAGTAGACGACCGCGCCGAGAGTAGCAGAGCCCGTTAGTGTGACCCTGATATACCAATTGGCGGGTACGGGGATAGACGCTAGCAGTGTAGAGATGATGCCAGGAGCCAAGGTTACCAAAGTGGTATAGGTCGTTCCATCAGGAGATAGCTCGATCTCGACCGTGTCAGTAGCCACAACGATGTTGTATGGCAGCGCAACGACCGTATCGCGCGTAGTAAGAACCTTTGCTCCTGTCCCTGAAGTAACGGCGTGTGTCGGCAGTGCTCCGCTAGTGATCGCTGTAGTGACCAAGCCTTTTTCTGAGACGGTACCCGTAGTGACTACGCTCCCAGCAGTGACAGCGCCCGTGGTTGAGAGGCTAGGTACTGAGAGCGCTTGGGCTGTCAGGTGAGCAATAGTGACAGTCTGATCCGTCAGTCCACCCGTTAGCAACTCGTACAACGCAATGATGTTGTCCTGTGCTGCGCTTAGGGCGCCGTTGCGAAGCTTCGAAATCAATGGCAGAGGCATACTGTAATCTTACCCTGGCTGACGCCAGTCTGCCTACTGCGTGCTGGCCTCTAGGAAGTTACGCGTTTATACGGTAGTAGGGCCTCGAAGCCCATCATCTCCAAGTCATCTTTACTCGCGCCATGCTGCTCTGATCCTGGGAGGTCGGGAACGGTTACCGCCATTGCGCCTCGTACCATCGCATCAGCGAGCGCTAGCCATACGATCGCTCGTGTGACGTTCGCGGGCATCGTAGTGATGAGACAAGCAGGGACAGCGTCCGTTGGCGCAGCATGTGCGAACGCTGCGCCCGTTGCAAGCGTTAGTGTACCTGCGCCCGATGCGGATAGGCCGCTTGGCGTTGTTCCTGTAACAGCTACTACTTCGGTGCTCGCGCCGTCAGGAATTCTTCCTATGATCGGGACATCGACCGTGGCTAGCGTATAACCTGTTACGTCGTCAACGGCGATCTCTGTATCAGCGACATCGACCATTGTAGTGATCCCCGCATTCGCCCATCCCGAGATGTACTGTAGCTGCAGGAGGAGGCCGCGGCGACCGTACATCCCTGTTACGATCCCTGGAGCAATCAGAATAGTGTTCGGTCCATTAGCGGCGTCATCGTATGAGCCATTCATCACTGTATAACCATCGATATCGAACTTCCATAGCTGTATCGTTTGCCACTGACGCGGGAACGATGCAGTGTTAGTCCACTGTCCACTAACCACTGTGCGCACAGGCCACTCATCGCAGACGAATCGCGCTACACCGTTAGGGTCAGTCGAAACGCGACGGTTAGGCGCTGATTCATTTTGCGTATAGATCGTCGCGCGTAAAGTCTGATCGACGAACGCATCTGCAGCGGAGGTTGCGCGAAAGCACATATCCCATTGACCCGCGAGTTGCTGCTCGTTCGTCGCGCCAGGTACAGGGAACGAGGTCCAGTCCATGCCGACAGGCGAGTTGATCAGATCAGACGGGAGCACATACGGCGAGATCATACTATCAGTGTATCGCGCTTCAGCCTAGTTTCTAAGCGGCGATGGCCTTACAGGGAAGACGCCTTCGTCTACAGCGATCGAGTTATCATCAACATCAAAGGCTTGTACTCTCCAGTAAGCGGGACCAGGAGTTGACGTCGGTACGCAGTCAACGTGGAACGTCACCGCAGTATCCATGTACACCGTAGGCGGTCCACCCGTTTGTGTCGAGGGCGAAGTCCATGTACTCGTAGTCTCGGGAACTACGGGTGACGCCTTGGGTTCGCTCCACTTGAACTCAACAGAATTCGGCGCTTCGGAGAACTGCCACGCGAAGTGAAGTGGTTGGCCTACAGGAACGGGGGTAGCATAATCTGTCATGGTGGGGTGATCTCTGTCTCTATTGTCTCTGTTTCGGAGATCGTGGTCGAGGGAGCACTCGGGGTTGAGAATAGGCTCGTCACCCACTTTGCGATAGAGATGACCGTGGTAACCACTCCAGGTACAAAAGGCACGGGGATGAACGTAGTGATCCTCGCTCTGGATACTGAGATGGCGTTGACGAGCTTACGAATGGTCTTAGGGATCGCAGTGAGTATTCTCGAAGTCACAGCGAGAACGATCACTCGGGCTCGCTGGATGCTGATGGTGACTGCCGTAGTCGAATGCACTGCTAGAGTAACGATGTATACGCGCAGGATAGCGACGCTCCCAACGGTGGTACTGCCAGCCGTGAGAGTGATGCGCCATAGGCGGGAGATGCTAATCCGTGCCAAGGATGCTGAGATGGTGGCGATCTTCACGAACCGCGCGCGGATCAACCTCACGCGTGGAGAGGATACCGTAGTTGCTGCGACCGAGATCAGCCGAGCCCGAAGGTTGGCAATCGTGGCGATGGACGCAGATGTCACTGCTAGGGTGATAGTCTTGATCCTTGACGAGACTGCGGAGATCGTCGAGACGATAGCCGATGATGCGGCTAGAGCGACCACTCGCGCTCGCTGATATGCAATCATTGCGACCGTTGCGCTGTTGGTTGCCAGGGCAACGAGACGACTACGGAGCATTCTTACGGCAGATACGCTAGCCGATGTGACAGCGAGTGTGATGTAGTGGAGCCTTGATATAACCTTCGAGATTGTTGAGGCGGTAGCGGAGGTCACCGCTAAAGCGATATGGCGGGCTCGTCGGCGAAGGACAGTAGGCACGCTCGCGCTGACCGCGCCTAATGCGATCCGTCGTGCACGTTTCCAAGCTACGATCGTCCAGCTAGCGCTGCTAGCAAGCAGAGAGATATAGCGTGCTCGTAGTGACCGTACAGCGGCCACGGAGGCGCTCGCAGCGGCAAGGGTGACATGTCGTGCACGGTGGAGCATCGCAGCCGCTACGGAGGCGCTGGAGGCCGCTATGGCGATCAGACGAGCGCGCTTCACCTTGAGAGCGGTAACGCTGGTCGAGCTTGCTGCGACAACCTTACGGATGGCCTTGGATAGCGTAGATACAGACGCTGAGGCAATCGAGATGTACTTGCCGATGGCGCGTCGTATCGATGCTACCGAAGTTGAAGAAACCATGATGCGTACTACCCGCGAGCGGACATTAGTGATCGCTGAAACCGTGGCCGACGTTGCCCCCAGAACCGCGACCCTTGCTCGTCGATAGTGGAAAACAGCCGAGGACGCTGAGGATGCAATGAGCTTCATAAACCGTGAGCGACGACTTGCGATCGCTGCCACCGATGCGGATACAACCGAGAGCGCAGCCTTACGAGCGCGCTTGACGACTAGCGAGACGCTGCTCGCAGAACTTGCGCGTACTCTTTTGCCGATGGTTCGCTTTAGGTTTGCGCTCGATGCGGATACAACCGAGAGCGCAGCCTTACGAGCGCGCTTGATCTGCAGCGCAACTACGGATGCAGTGCTAGCGACGAGCTTCGCTTTTCGGGAGCGAACCGCTCTAATCGCGGACACCGAGGCGCTTATAACGGCTAGGACCGCGTAGTAGACGGTGCCAGCAGGACCATATGGAATCGGCCCGATGGCGATGCCGTAGGGGTTGGCCCCCACTGCCAGTGCGCTGCCCACTGTCAGGAACGTGCTCAGGTTGATCTTCGTGACCGTGTTATCGCCGTAGTTCGTCACGTAAGCATAGGTACCCGCTGGATCAACGGCGATGCCGTAGGGGTAGGTCCCCACTGCGAGAGCAGAGCCCACTGTCAGGAACGTGCTCAGGTTGATCTTCGTGACCGTGGAGGCGCCGCTGTTCGTCACGTAAGCATAGGTACCCGCTGGATCAACGGCGATGCCGTAGGGGTTGCTGCCCACCGCAATGGCGCTCCCCACTGTCGCGAACGTGCTCAGGTTGATCTTCGTGACCGTGGAGGCGCCGTAGTTCACGACGTAAGCATAGGCACCCGCTGGATCAACGGCGATGGAGTAGGGGTTGCTGCCCACCGCAATGGCGCTCCCCACTGTCGCGAACGTGCTCAGGTTGATCTTCGTGACCGTGGAGGCGCCGTTGTTCACGACGTAAGCATAGGCACCCGCTGGATCAACGGCGATGCCGTAGGGGTAGGTCCCCACTGCGATGTTAGTGACGTCCACGTTATTGAACGTGCTCAGGTTGATCTTCGTGACCTTGTTACCGCTGTAGTTCGTCACGTAGGCGAAAGCACCCGCTGGATCAACGGCGATGCTGACGGGGTTGGTCACCGCCGCCAGTGCGCTGCCCACTGTCGCGAACGTGCTCAGGTTGATCTTCGTGACCGTGTAGGCGCCCTGGTTCACGACGTAAGCATAGGCACCCGCTGGATCAACGGCGATGGGGTAGGGGTTGCTGCCCACCGCAATGGCGCTCCCCACTGTCGCGAACGTGCTCAGGTTGATCTTCGTGACCGTGGAGGCGCCGCTGTTCACGACGTAGGCGTAAGGGAAGGTGGGCATCAGAAGGCCACAAACGCTTTAGTGGCCATCAGCCACACTCAGTTTAGGTGAACTGACAGGTGATCGTGACTTGCAAGCTATCCCCTGAAGACAGCGCAATCCCTGTGAAGTTCCCATGCACGAAGAGCAAGCCCACCGTGGAGAGCGTAAAGTTTCCAGCTTCAGCGACAGTCTGCGCAGCACCCGCTGTCCACGTAGCCACCCATTGAGCAGTGTCATTGGTTACGGTAACGGTTGTCTGGGTCGCAGTGCCTGCGATGCGAGCGTATCCAGTCCATGTGCCAGTAGTGTATTCGGTGGTCAGCGTGGTGTCGGCGACTACTGCGCCTGTCGAACCCGAACCAATAGCGACATACTGCGGCACGACAGGGCTGCCTAGGCCCGTTAGAAAGCTAGTGACTAGCCCCTTGCCTACGGTCGTAAGAACAGTTGCCATTGGTTATCTCCCCGTGTGATCCCAAACGAACTGACGAACGGGATTGCTATATGAACGTAGGACGCGCGTCGCAGACGGATCAGCTACTCCGAGCGGACACGGGACATTAGCGTGCGCTGTAGGATCGCCGCATGTGCAGCGAGTAACGGTAACACGCATCTCTTGCATCTTCAGCACACGGGCTCCAACATCCATACTCATATCGTATCGTGTTCGCGCCCTAACGGAAAGGCTATACGATGCCAGCTTTAGCGACAGTAGCGTCCTTGACGGTACGCGCAAACTCTCGCATCAACTGATTGGTCTGCATCACGCCCTCTTCCTTAGAGCGCTCAACGAAATCTGTCTCATCAGCCGTGAGAGTAACTTTTGCGGGATCGCGAGCGAACCCGAAGTTCCGCATAGCGAAGTCGTTGCATAGTGGGCACTGCAGGATCGGGAGCGAACGCTCGTCGTCATCGTATCCAGGCTTCGACAAGCGATTCGCTGGGTCAGTAAACGTGTGGCGATGATCGCCATTGACGAACGACTTGACGTGGCTCGGTCCATAGACTTTAGCAGCGCCTTGTACGGGCGCTTCGACTGACTTGTTCTTAGGCATACCTACAGTATAACTCCGCACCTTGGGCACTCGCGGGTGAATGACCACGCTTGGAACAAGCACTGCGGGCATTCCTTCGACTGCGTCTGAGTACGCTGTGGCCCGCCGCCTACTTCGATCACAAGGTCGAGAGCCCGAGCCATCGATGATCCGCGAAGTTCCGCAATGTGCTTTGGGTTATCGACGTCGATGCTACCCGTACGGCTTATCGGGTATACATGGCTATCAGACGCCATCTTTACTCCCTCTGTGGCGTTCGGGTCTACAGCGAATCTCGTCATTAGAGCCGAGGAGAGCCGAAGAACACCACGAGCCCAACGAGGGCGCCGATGATTGCGAGGGTCTGTGTCAGTACAACGAAGTAGCTGCGCAGTAGAAAGGTTCCGACACCGCAGAGAACAGCGATAGCTGCTCGTACTAGAAGGTTCATACTCTCATTCTACATCAAGCAGGCAAGCTGCTATCAGGCCAGCTAGTGGATTCGCCGTGGGATCAGTAAGCATGGGAGCTACGACTACCGCTAGACAGCGCTGGCATTTGCATCCTGCTTTGTGCGAGTAGTCGTGGGGTTTTAGGTACTACCTTAGGACCACGGATCGGCGTCGGAAACCTGGAGCCCAGAAAGCAGGCCGCTGTACTGCGGTGCCTGAGCGAAGAACGTGCCGTACTCGAAGATCGAGTAGCGATAGGTCGGGTCGATGACGGGCCATGCTACAGAGAGCAAGTCCTGGCACATACGCATCTCGAATACGTTAGCGTTACGAGCAGCCTGTGGAGTTGTCCACTGAGTGAGCAGTGCGGTTCCCTGTAGCCATCCAGGGTGAACGGTGATGTTCACGATGCGACGGGTGACGGGGTTGACTACCTGCGATACGGCGGTGCCGTGAAGAACGCCTGCCATCTCACCTTGCTGGATCAATAGCTGGTAGTTAGTACCACTGGAGTTCTGGGCAACGTCACTCGAAAGGTTCGCGCTATCGAAGCCTTCGCAGATCAGTTCCTCGGGGCTCGCACGGAATGCACCAGCACCAGCACCGAATGCGCTGGATGAATCGTACATCGCCTTGAGAGCGGTATTGAGTACGTTGAGCCCTAGCTGAGCCTGGACGTTCGCGTTGACGTAAGAGCCCTTGAATCCTGCAGGGTAAACGCCTGCGGCTGCCGCATTTCCCGACACGACGGACAATAGACCGTCCCAGCGGGTCGATGCGCCAGTACCAGTGTCAGCCGTAGGCACTGCGGCACCAGATGTTGGAAGGGTTCCCTGAAGGGTGAACTTGGTTCCACCGCACTGTGCGACGTAGAACGCGGACGCAAGAGTAATCGATGCGCCGTTACTGCGATCGACGTAAATCTTGAACTGCTGGCCAGCGGAGTTCGCGCCAGGAGTGATCACGACATCGATGACATCAGCAGTTGAAACGCCTGTAAGGTCAGCGGTATATGCCTCTGCAGTTTCGCCGTAGTAGTTGCATGCAGTAACTGCAACGTAGTTGTGCGCGGCACCACCGTTAGAGATCGCAGTCTCCCCAGAGACGGCTGCACGAACTGTGCAACTAACGGCTGCAGGCTTGCTGATAGTGTGTGAGCTACCAGCGATGTTGAGGTATTCCTCGTCGAAGTAAGCTTCGTGCATGAGGATCAAGTTCGCGAGGGACGTGATGTCCTCGAAGCCTACGCCTGCAAACTGCGCGAGCCAAGAGAGGTTTTCGTTTCTACCGAGGAACGAATACGGAACGCTGACGTCAACGCCGACCTGAACGCCCGATACGCCGAGGTTACTGTTTGGCCAAGACGAGAAGTTCGTGACTTCGGACAAGGTCGGGTCAGTGATCGGAGCAGACGCACTGGTCTGCGAGCCACTGATTGCGGTGATGACCTTGGTACGGTGCGAGGAACCGCGTCCTGGTAGTCTCGGCAACTTCGCGCGTAGCGGAGTGTCGAACCAATACAGGAGATGAGATGGCGCTTCGAGGTCGAAGGGCACAAGACCTGAGCCAACGGGAGTGCCCGTGGTGGTGCCATTTCCTAGCGTGAACGACTTGCCAAGTTCCTTGTACAGACCTTCCATCTGAGACTGTAGCTGCGTGAGTGCCTGATCCTGCGGCATGAAGTTCGTGCCGAACAACGGATACTCAGCGGTAAACGACGGAGAGAGATTCTTGCGAACACTCTCGGGATCGTTGATCGACTTGCGGATAGTCTCGCGGAGAGCCTGCTCTGCGCGGAATGCACGCTTCGTGGTTTCCTTGGCACTGATCTCACGCGATCCGCCAGTGAATGCAGATGTGCCTGGAATGGCCTGAGTGCCAGTGACTGGCTTCTGCCAACCAAATCCCTTTACAGCCTGCAGCATCGATGCGCTGATTGCGCTACGTGCTAGCTTGGTTGCTTGCTTGGGGGATGCGCCCGCTGCCTGCGCGGCGACATCAGCGATTTCGTCAGTTACTACAGTAGCCATGTATTGATTATCTCGTGCTTATCCGCGCTTCGCAATACTCTTGTCGAGTTTGACGATCATATCGCGCGCAGACGTGGATTCAGCGACGGTGCCAGTCTCTACGATATTCGCTAGGAAATTGCGCTTCGCTATACGATCAGCCTTGCGTTCGGCCTTACGTGTCGATGGAACCGCGACCTTGGTAACCGTAGGCGGTTGTACAGACTTAGCCATGCGAATCGCGCCATCACCGAGTGTCGGCGTGCCCTGGACTTGCTCTAGTTTCTTCTCTAGCTTGGCAGTCTTGACGAGCAATGCTGCATTCTCTTCAGCGATCGTGTTATAGCGATCGAGTACAGATGGAACCGAGGCAGTCTGAGTGATTGGTGTCGCTTGCTTGCGTAGCTGCTTCTCTGCCTTGCGGAGTTGCTTATCTGCGCTTGGGATCGGACAACTCAAGGACTTCGCTGCGCGCACAATGTACGCTGCGACCGTGGCCTTGGGAATGTCGCCATGTCCGCGCAAGCCCCACGCGTCTGTGACATCTGAGCAATCGTTGATGGGGAACTTTACCTCACCATCGGAGCCATGCAGAGTGAACTTCGCAGATTCGCGCTTGTCCTTCGTGGATACGTCGGACTTCGTGGTAACGCCGAGTACCTTAGTGACTGCAGTATCGCCGAGCATCCAAGCGACACGCTCAGGAGACATAGCCTTGACGCGCGCTGCGCGGCCCATTGCTACGTCAATCGCGGTAGTGTCGGGCTGCTCTGGTACTACTGTGTTAGTTTCGGCACGCGGGTCGTCGTGGTGCGCTGGGTCATGCGAGACAGCGTTGCTGCGCGTAGTGAATGTGCCACCAGTAGAGCGCTCTTGCTTCAGCGCGTCAGCGATCTTCTGTGCGATAGTCTCGTAGGTGTCGTCGAGCGCAACCTTTATCGAGACATCCTGTGACGTTCTACTCTCTTCGCTGCCATCCGACGCGGGACGTTCACTACTCGTTGCGCTTTTTTCCCCCGTTCCTGCTTCACTTTCACTCCCAGCTTCTTCGCTGCTGTCGCTAGACTTCGTTGCATTAGCATCACCTACGACTATTGTCTCACCAGCATCGGGCTTGTCGCCAGCGGGAATCTCGCCGTGAGAAGTCTTAGAAGCTGCCTTCGACTTGTTGCGCTTCGCTGTCTTCGTCGCATCGCCTGAGCCCTTGCAGTCAGGGCACTTGACGTGACCTTCCCTGATCTTGCCTGAGCCATCGCAGGTCTTGCACTTCGGAGCGTCGTCAGTAGCGTCAGCCTTGGCAGCCTTACCACGACGTACATCGTCTTCAGCATCCTCTTTGTCGTCATCCTTGGTGTCACTAACGGATACATCTCCGCTAGGATCAGGTCCGCTCGCGCCAGTATCCCCAGCGTCATCGGAATCGGGGTCGTCTAGGTCAGCGCCTTCGTCGTCATCATCGGACTTCGTGATCACGTCATAAGCGAATCCGCCATCAGCGGACTTGACGATCTTGATACCGCAGGACGGGTTAGCTGGTCTATCGACCAAACTGACCTCCACAATTTGACCGCCGACGATTCTGCCGTTCGGTGCCGAAGCATCGCGAACCACCTTGGGGTTAGCGATACCAACGGAGTAAGCGCTGAGCGCCCCGAGGTCGAGTAGCTTGATCGCGGTAGGCTCGCCTACATTCGACTTGAGCCAATGACCCTGATCAGTCGCGTCAAGTTCAACGCCAACACCCGCAGGATACAGCATAGGATTATGCTGGACGCGGAGGTTGCCGCCAGTCTTGAGCCAATCAGCTAGTGCGCCCTTTGCCCACTTCAGATCGACGATCTGCTTGTCGCCGTCTAGCGTCTCATCAGTCGCCTTGCCGTAGACAATGCGGTTACCGTCAGGAGTTGTCTCGACCTTGCTGATAGTTGCGAGGCCGACGTAAGTTAGCTTGGGCGCAGTGGTTGCCATGATCTAATCTTAGCCCCTGCTGTCCTGTGTGTCAGCAGTACCCGCCGCAGGCGTCGGACTAGTAGCTAGGTTGCGCGCTTGTATCTGCGCGATAACTGCGAGGACGCTCGCTGCTGTACTATCAGTTGCGCCCGAGCCTGGTCCAAACTCGCCGTGTTCTACACGCTCTTGCGTCGAGCCAGGGTCACCAAAGCCCTTGACCATCAGATCGAGATACACCATCTTCGGACGCTCCTTACCGTCAACAGCGTCAGTGAGTACGTTCCAATCGAACTTGCGGAGTTCCTTGCGCACCATCTTCTTAGCCGTGGCGAGGTCCGCAGGGTAGTACCATGCAGAAACTTCGGGCTGTGATGCATGCGGATGATCGGGGTCTACGACTTCCATGTCGTCCTTGTCGGGATTCAGGTGTATCTCAGATTCTGTTGCGATGACGTACACGAACAGGCGAT